CTAGACGCCGAAGAGCCGGCGCATCTCGTCGAGTTCGCCGGGATCGGGCGCTGCGGCGTAGTGGGGTGAAACGATGGCGCGGCTGGCGTCATCCTCGTCGGGGTGGTGGTAGAAGGCGATGGCGGTGGCCGGTTGCTGCCAGTCGCGGTGGTTCAGCAGGATCGCCGCCACCTTCGGGCCGAATTGCCGGGTCGTCAGATCGCCGAGGCGGTGGCGGAGGGCGTGGCTGCGAATGTACGGCTTCACGCCGGCCGACTTGCAAATGCTGACGTAGATGTGGTCGGCGGCCGAGCGGGTCAGGCCACGGACGGCAACAACCCCGCCTTTCCTCGGCCGCACAGCGTGGATTGTGGTAAAGAACTCAGCCGCGCCGGAGCGCGGCCGTAGCTCTGTCCATCGCTGGAACGCGCCGACGAGATGCGCGGCGACGCGTATGACCACACGTCCGGTTTTCCCTCTCGACGGCATTCTGTAAACGCCGTAGGTGTCCGGCCCGGAACGCAGGGCCTTGTCCACGGCGGCGGCGCGCAGATACATAATCTCGCCCAGACGCGGGCCTGAGTGGTAGCTCAGCATCCAGATCAGGCCGTCGCGCAGCTGGTGGGGGGTGTCGGATTGGAGCCAGGTCTGGGCCAGGTCGGTCACTCGCTGGACATCCGGCTCAGGCGGCAGCATGTCCTGGCGGTTTGTGGCAAACGTGCCGATCTTCAGGTGCCCAGCGGGCGAGCGTGGAATATCCCCTTTCGATACACAGTAATTGAAGAGCGCTTTGAGCGCCTGCCGGTATCCGGCCACAGTCGCCGGCGCGAGGCCGCGCTGCTTGAGCCGGCTGTGCCAGGCGTTGACGTCAGCGGCCGTTATCTCGCCGGCGGTCTTGTGGCCGTGGTCGGCAAGAAAGGCTTTCAATCTCCGTTGGTAGTTTTGCTGACTGGAATCTGACTGACCACAGGTCTGAAGAAACTCCCGAAACCGATCATCTAACCTCATCTATTCCGCCTCCAGGCAGGGGTTTGTCTGCACCCGTCTTCTGCTCCTTGTTGAAGGCGTGCGGAAATTGGCCGTGCCGGTGCTCTCCCAAGGACCCCGGCACGGTCAAATTAAATCATAAGTAAATGGCGCGTCAAGAAACGCGCGAAAAGGATGCCCATGAACAAAAAAGCAACCGGCGCAAGAGTGTTTTTGCTCCTCACCAGTCTGTTGTACGACCGCGCAGTCATACGGCGCGGCGAGAGACAGGGGTGGCTGGAGCCGTTCACGGCTTTGTCCGTGGTGGTCGGCGTGCTGTACACGCTGCTGGGTGTTTGGCTGGTGGATCGGCGGGCGGCCGTGACGGTCTTCTGGGCGTTCGTCTTCTCGGGGACGCCGATGATTTTGGGCGACCTGGAGCGGTATCTGGAGCGCGTCCGAAACGGCGACGATGCGCTGTCGTCTCTGGCGGCCAAGTACGGGAGGGGTTGCATTGAACCCAAACACGCAGGGACTGTCAACGAATAGTCAGGGCGAGGCCGTGCTGCTCTCGACGTTGATGGAGCTTCTTGACGTGAAGCAGGAGGCATTCCGGGATCTCGGCCGCGCGTTGGTGGTGGCCAGGGATACGCTGCAACCGTTGGCGGATAACAAACCGCTGAGCATGCCGGCGCAACGAGCGCTGGTCACGATGGCGCTGATGTCGCTGAGTCAGGCGGCAGAGGCATTCGATGAGTTAGCCGCAATTGGCGAGTCGCGAGACGAATTGCGCCAGCGGCAGGGAGGGGGTTGAGGTGCACATCGTACCTAACTCATACCAGAAGCCGAATCTGTACACGGATAAGTTGATGGCTTATCTGACCGGCGACGAATGGAAGACGCTGGACTATGCGCTCAGGAGAACGTTCGGGTTCCAGAAGCAGCGCGACCGGATTAGCGTCAGCCAGTTCATGAACGGTAACGGCCGTCTGGACGATGAAGGCGCGCCGGTCGAGCTGGGAACCGGCTTGTCGCGGCCGGCGCAGATTCAGGCGTTGAACGAGCTGATGCGCTTCGGGATTCTTATTGAGATCGCCCCCGACTCACAGAAGCGCGGCCGTTTGTGGATGCTCCAGTTGGATGAGTCGCTCATCCGCTTCGACCTGCTCAGCGAACGCGCGTCGGAGCAGAAGGCGCTCGGCCGGCAGCGCACTGCCAAGGCGCGGGCAAGCCGGCCGACTGCTGCGGCGGCTATCGGTCAGTCAGACATACCAGTGGAATCGGTTAGTCCCACTAACCAACATCGGTTAGTCCCACTAACCAACATCGGTCAGTCCGACTTACCAGTATCGGTTAGTCCAGCTAACCCACAGAAACCCAGAAGAAACAAAGGAGAAACCCAGAGAGAAAGCCAGTCCGAAGCGGGCGAGGCGGCCGTCGTCAGCGCGTGGCGGTTGCTGGTGAATCTATGCGGTGGCAATGAAGCGGTCGCGACGGATGTGTGGCGGCTTCAGGAGAAGTTCACGATGGTGACGCGGCTCAAGCGCCCGGACCCGGCGACGGACGCGGGGAGAGAGAAGCTGGTGAGCGAGTGGTGGCCGCATTTGCGCCAGGTGCTGGCTGAGGCCGACGACGATCTGGCCGTGGCCGAGGCGGCGATGCAGGAGGCTTTCCAGTCGATGACGGAGCGGCCGAAGCCGCTGACCGTGAGCGGGCCTCGCTCAATCGTGAACGTGACGAATGCGGTGCTGGCGGGGAAGCGTCGGGGGCCGAACGTCGGCGCGGGGAAGCAGCGGCCGAAGGGGTTTGCGGGGCTGGAGGCATATGCCAGCAGGCGAGGGCTGAACAATGGCAGTTGATTACGAAGAGTATTGGGTACCGGCCAGCGAGGCGGAAGTGATGTGCATCATGGGGTACATGGTGGCGGCGTGGCCGAGGCAGGAGATTCCGGTGCAGACAGTGGCGGTTTACGTCGTGCAGATGCTGCGGAGCGGGCTGGCGGCGGATGTGCTGCTGCTGGCGGCGATGGCGCTGGTCGACGTCTCGACGTTTTTCCCCAGTGTGGCGGAGTGGCGGGCGAAGGCGGAGGAGATTCAGTCGCACCTGAAAATGTGGCTGGTGTCTTCGAACTACCTGAACCACGGCGAGGAGTGGCCGCTGCGGTTGCCGCCGGGGATGAAGGAAACGGTTATTGAACAAGGCAGGTTGTTTTTGGAGGTGGACGATGAGCAGGAAGGTTTTTTTCGACTACAGGGCTCTGCCGCTGGAGGAGATCGCGGAGCGCTACCAGCGCGGCGAGTCGTGGCGGGCGCTGGCGGTAGCTTACGGCTGTCCGGACGATAAGTCGCTGCAAACGCACGTGACGGCGAAGTTCCCGGAGTTGAAGGTGCGGGATCACGCGCAGGCGCAGCGGGCGCGTCGGGAGCGGGAAGGGGCCAAGCGGCGGCGGACGGCGGCTGAGAAGCCGCAGAGTAAGGGTTGGTGGCAACGATGAGACGGGAAATTTCGAGACGGGAGTTTTTGGGGTTGGGCGCGGCTGCTGCGGCTGCTGCGGCGTTAGGGCTGGGGCCTCTGCGAGGCGGGCCGGCATGGGCGGCTGCGCTCGGCGACGTGCCGGCGGATGAACTCCCTGTTGACGGCGGTGGCCGGGTGGAGCGGCCGAACATCCTGCACATCATGACTGATGATCAGGATTATCAGTCATGGGCGGAGAAGTACACGCTGGTAGATCGGCGTGGGGAGGCGCTGCTCGATGCCGACGGCAATCCGCGCCAGGAGTACGCGATGCGTTTCGCACGCAGCTTTCCCGAGGGCGGGTGGACGGACTTCACGCAGCATACCTGCACCAGCGCGATCTGCGCTCCGTCGCGGGCGGCGATTCTGTCGGGCGTGCCGGCCAGGGAGCACGGAGTGACGAGGAACGGCCTCATCGGCAACCTGGACGAGACAAACACGCTGGCGACGTGGCTGGCGGCGGCAGGCTACCGGACGCATCTGCTGGGCAAGTACTCGTTCGGCAAAGGCGGCCGCAAGCACCCGACGCCGCCGGGCTGGACGACTTTTCAAGGGCGTGGCGGGTTGGCGAGGTGGATTTTCCAGAAGGGGGCGGAGGAAATTTACCGGTCGGCGGCCGACGCGGAGCCGTGGGCTATGTTCCTGTGGCCGGTGGACCCGCATCGGCGGGCCAAGCCTGAGGCGAAAAACGCAAAGATTGCCCTGCGACCGCCGGCGCTGCCGGAGAACATCAACGAGGCGGACATGAGCGATAAGCCGAGCTGGGTTCGCAACGCGAAGATGCTGCCGGTTGGGAAGCTGCGCGCGGCCGAGCGGGAGCGGGTTCGCGGCTATCAGGCGTTGATGGGCGTGGATCAGGGGATTGAGCAGGTGATCAATGCGCTTAAGGCCACGGGGCAGTTTGAACGGACGATCATCATCATCACGGCCGATAACGGGGAGAGCTGGGGCAGCCACCGGCAATTCCACAAGGACATGATCTATGACGAAGCGGCGCGCGTGCCGCTGGCGATCCGCGTGCCGTGGCTGCAGGAGAATCGGGCCGAGGGCCGGGTGGTCTCGTCGCTGGATGTGACGGCGACGATTGTGGAAGCGTGCGGGCTGTCGGCCGGCCGGCCGCTGATGGGGAACAGTCTGCTGCCGATCATTGAGGATGGCGCAGCTCCCTGGGAGGGCGCGGCTTATGTGGAGAGCCACGGCAGTCCGGGGACGAGGGGTAAGGGACGCCCGGCGTTCAAGGGGCTGCGGGTCGGCGGCGATGCATGGGGGCACTACAGCTATGCGTGGTACCCGGACACGGACGAGGTGGAACTGTATGACCGGACGGCCGACCCGGCGCAGTTAGAGAACTTGGCCGGGCGTGCGGAGTACGCGGCCGTGCGGGTCGCGCTGGAGGCGAGGCTGGCCGAGTTTTTAGGACGGGCAGGGTATCAGAGTTAGGCGTTTGCGCGCCAACATTTAAAGGAGACAAAGACCATGTTGGTTCACGTACCTATTGGACAGATCGACGATAACCCATTTCAAAAGCGCCAGGACTATGGCGATGTCGAGAGTCTCGCGGCCGACATCCAGCAGCGCGGGCTGCTACAGATCCCTCGCGGTCGAATACTTGACCACAACGCTCAGTGCATCACGCCTGAGGGGTCCCTGTCGATCACAGAACTCTTCGACCTGCGCGGTTATCGCGTCCAGCTGGCTTTTGGCCACCGGCGGCTGCGGGCGTTCCGTCATCTCAGCGAGACGGCCGCAGGATGGAATACCATGCCGGTTTACATCGAGGCCCTCGACGACGACGCCATGCTCGACGCGGTATGGAGCGAAAACCAGCACCGCAGCGACATCAACGCCATCGAGCAGGCCGAGCTACTGGCCGCCAAGCTCGAACGCGCCCGCGCTGACGGCGGCAACCAAACCACCGTCGCGGCCGAATGGCGGCTCGACCGCAGCACCATCGCTAACAAGCTGCGCCTGCTGGAACTGCCGGCCGAAGTCCAGACGGCTGTCCGCGAGCGTCGGCTCTCTGAGCGACAGGCGCTGGCGCTATTGGGCGTCAAGGGCTTCGCGCAGCGCCTCAACGGAACCGAGGGCGTCCAGTGGTCGGCGGTCAAAGACCTTCATTACGGCTCGCCGCCTTCCCCTGAGACGTTCGTTGCTCTCGTCGTGGCCGACCCCGAAAGCTACACCAGCGACCGCATCCGCGACTACGTCGGCCGCGCCAGTCGGCACGCCGGTGAGGACTTGCCCGAGCCAATCGCCCTGACGCCGGTGGAGGCCGACGGCGTGGTGCAGCCGCTCTGCAAGGGCTGCCCGAAACGCTATGACCAATACTGCCTGCACCGGCCGTGCCTGGTCGTCAAGCAGCGAGCCATCGCCGAGCGAGCTGCCCGCACCGCGGCCGAGGATTTGGGGCTCCCCTACTCCGACGATCCGGAGCATTTCAAATACTTTGACCGCTGGGATCGCAAGACCACGCTCAGGGAACTGCACAAGGCCAACATTACCGAAAATCTGGTCATCGGCTACAGCCTCGACTACGACGGCGGGGCCAGGCTCCATGACGACGGCTACAACCTGGCAAATATGTGGGTCGACGACGCACGAAAAACGGTCGTGCTCGGCCACCGGTTAGGTAAGCCCACGGCTGAGGAGTTGGCCTCGTTGCGCTCCGCGCCGGCCGATGAAGACGCCGAAGGCCCCGGACGGTCCTTGGTGGACTTCTGGAACAAGATGCGCCAGCAGACCTGGGCTGCGCGAGAAGTGCGCGGCCAGGCGGCCGTGCGCGCGGTGCTCCACGACGGCATTGTCGACGACCGCGTGTGGCGCGTGCTCCACACAATGTTCACCTGGGCGGGCGACTGGGGCCGGGTTACTGAGGTCGGGCAAGGGGAGGCCCTTCAGGCCATGTGGGACAGGATGTCAACCCCACTCTCCGATCTGGAGCGGTGGGTCGCGTTCCTGACGGCCGCTGGACTGAATCCCCACGCGGCCGAGTCGAATGACGAGCCGACGCGCCTCCGCGAGGCCGTTTATGACCTGGTATGGGCATGGTATCGAACCGCGGGCGACTACAGCCGGTGGCGAATCGCCTCGGACGTCGTGGCCCTCTGCGACGCGCTGGACGCCCATCCCAACGCGCTGCTGACCGATGAGGCCCGCCTCGCGGCCGACTGGCTGCGCCGCGCCCGGCCGGAAGCCGAGCAATTGATGACGGAAAAGGAGAACTCATGACCATCCGAAAATTGTAGCCAGGAATGAGCAGGAAAGAGGCCGTTCGGGGGTATCTAAGGATCGCGGCCGAGTTTCACGATTTGGAAGCGCGTGTCGACGGCATTGATGACATGGTGGCTATTCAGTGCAGCGACGGCAACTGGAACACCAGCGAGTACATGCGCGGCTTGGCAAACGGCTTGCTGCTGGCACAAGCCATACTTCGCAACCGAGATTACGAACCGTTTGGAGTGCCGCCCGCAGCCGAGCACGCCGCTCAGAAGGAGAACTGATGAAGCGACAGATCGAAACCATCCACTATCTCATCATCGTGGCCCTCGCGGCCGCAGCCTTGGCCATCGCCGTATGGGCCTACGCCGGCGCGGCCGGTGACGCGGCCGAGCCGACCTACACGCCGCCCAGCGTGCCGACCGCCGGCTATCCCGGCCCCGACCCGTATCCCGCGCCCTACCCGGCACCCTATCCCGCGCCGGTGTTCCTGCCGGCCGTGGTCGATGGGGAGGCGTATCCGATTGTCCGCAGCCGGCCGTGACGGATAACGAGACGGTCGAGGACGGCGTACAGGAAGCACGAGTTCCAGCGGAGCGGATATGAAAGATCATCAGTTAATTAATCAGAACAGCGGCCGGGTGGAGTGGTACACGCCGGCCAATATCATCGAAGCGGCACGAGCAACGATGGGTTGGATCGACCTCGATCCGGCTTCGTCGGCCGCAGCCAATGAGACGGTCCGTGCCGACCACTTCTTTACAGAGGCCGATAACGGTCTGGCGCAGGTGTGGGCCGGGCGGGTGTGGCTGAACCCGCCATTCTCAAAGAACGCTCGCTTTATCCCGCGAGTCGTGGGGGAGTTCAACGCCGGACGCATCTCTCAGGCGTGTGTATTGACTTTTGCCTCGCTCGACACCGAGTGGGCGCGGTTACTGGCCCAATTTCCCCGCTGGTACGCGCCCGGCCGGGTTGCCTATGTGCCCGGTTGGGAGACGCCGGCGGCGCGTCAGTTCGCCCTGCCGGGTTTGGACGCGCCAGACGCCGATCTCCCCGGCGAGGACGCTCCGCCGAAGGCCTCGATGGTGACGTACCTGGGGCCAGAGGTGTCGCGCTTCGTGTCCGAGTTCACTGAGCGTTTAGGTGGATGGGTGGATGTGCCGTGGGCATGGCATATCCAGCGTTTCATGTGGCAAAGGAATAGGGAGAGCAGTGATGAATGATTACGAGGAAGGTAGACGATGACGTACTTTGATGTAGGGCAATTGGGAAGGGGAGCTGCGGCCATCGGCCGCATGGTACAGGATTACGACGAGAGGATAGCGAACCTCGAAGCCGAACGCGACGCCGCTCTAGTCCGCGCCGAACGCGCCGAGGCCGAACGCGACGCGCTGCGGGCGCAGATCGACGCTGAGGGCTGGCGGCCGGTTGATGGCTTACAAGAGGCCGACAGGACGTACCTGGTGTGGAACGGTATAGAGATGGAGACGGCGTTCTGGATTGATAAAACCAGTTACAGAGGTGGCTTGTGGGGAAATGGTCACGGTCTTGCCTGGAAAGCCTCTCATTATCGGCCGCTGCCCCCGCCGCCGGCCGAGGAGGAGTGATGACGTACTTTGATACAGGGCAATTACCAATTACGAGGAAGGATGAAATGGGATACATATCGCATCACGCATTCGTTGTCACTGACTATAGCTATGGAGACTGGATAGAGAGAGCACACGCCGAGGCGAGGCGCCTCTTCGGACCGCTCGTGTCGGAGATCATTCCATCGATCATCAATGGATATCGGTCGTTCCTCGTAGCCCCGGACGGCAGCAAGGAAGGTTGGGCGGAGTCAGACGCGGGCGACGCGGCCCGCGCTGCTTTTCGTGAGTGGTTACGCGCCATAGAGTACGACGACCACAGTAGCCCGCTCCACTGGGTCGAGATTCAGTATGGCGATGATGATTTGGACACCATCATCATTGACGACAGTGACGCAAACCAGCGTTCGCTACAGGCGCAACTTGATGCTGAAGGCTGGCGGCCGGTCGGTACCGGAGAGTTGCCACCAGGCGAAATCGAGGTGATGACCACCGGGCGATTGGTGAATTCTCCTGACAGTGACCAGCTCGAGCTCGTAGTAATCAAAGCGCCGTGGGGGAGCAGTCCGTATTGGTGGATAAACGGCAACGATTGGAAATGGCGGCCGTCTCCGCCGCCGACTGAGGAGGCGTAACCTCATGCCAATCATCAAAGACGGTCATATCTCGCTCGCCGAGATAACCCCTACGTCCCAGCTTCATGCCTGCGCGAACTGCGGCACACGAGTTATTCTGCTGCTACCGATGCCGGTGAGGGAGTACGCACGTCATTTAAGAGCCTTCGAGCGGGCGCACAAGCGGTGCGAGCCGATGACCGCGCCGCCGGCTGAGGAGGCCTAACCCATGCCCATCCTCAACTACACCACAGAGATATCGGCCGCGCGCACGGTTGGCGAGATTCAGAATATCCTTGCCCGCGCCGGCGCGGCATCCATTCGCGTCGACTATCAGGACAAGGAACCCGACGCCATCATCTTCATGCTGATGATTGGTTCTGCTCCGGTAGAGTTCCGCGTGCCGTCTCGCTGGCAGGGCGTTCATAGAATCCTGTATCTGGACGACAGCCCGGGAATGCGGCCGAAGTTTCGCACCGAAGCGCACGCGCGTCGCGTGGCGTGGCGCATCGTCAAGGACTGGATTGAGGCTCAGCTCGCTTTAGTCGAATCCGGCCAGGCCACGCTGCCCCAGCTTTTTCTGCCCCACGCGATTCGCGCTGACGGGCAGACGCTCTATGAAGTTGTCGCGGCCAACCCGCGATTCCTGCTGGGCGCAGGGGATGGGGCGGCCGACCGATAAGAAACAGAGATGGAAACGAGCGAGGGATTAATGGCACACACATTCTACATTCTGGATGAGAACGGAGAGCCGCGGCCGATCGATGACATTTTGGTCTGGGGCAACTGGTGGGAACAGAATGATCGGGCCGTCGCCAAGAGCGATCTGGGTGATAACGGTCTGGTATCCACCGTCTTCCTCAGCATCAACCATCGGTTCGGCGGAGAGGGCACGCCCATCTTGTATGAAACGATGGTGTTCGGCGGGCCGCTGGGTGGGGAAATGGAGCGCTACACGTCGAGGGAAGCGGCCGTCGCCGGGCATGAGCAGATGGTGGCGCGGGTCCTGCAAGCGGCCGGTCTGGCCGACGACTCGACCTTCCCGGAGTAATCGCATTTATGGCATCTAAGCGCCACAAGCGCAGGCGGGCGTGTGTCACGAAGCGGGGCCACAGGGAGTGGGAGAGCGCTCGGTACGCCGCCAGGCGGCTGAATGGGAGTGATCCTTTCGGGCAAAAGTGGCGGCCGTATCGGTGTCAGTTCTGTGGGTTGTGGCATGTGGGTAGATAGGAAATTGAGGGAACGATGAAGCTGGATTTTTATGCGATTCGCGCGCTGAGGGAGGCCATTCGCCAGCTGCTGCCAGACGGCTGGGAGCCGTCTGAGGAGGAGCCGCAGATTACGGCCGCGCAAGATGGGCCTGACGCAGGGCGGATCGCGGTAGTGTTCGGGATTCGTCGCCGGAAAGAGATCGACCTGACGTTTCTGGAGCGTCGTCGTCGTGGTAAGTATTGAAAGCTTTGGAGAGTGAGGAAAACAAGACCATGAAAAACAGCAAGATCGAGTGGACGGATCACACATTCAACCCGTGGGTTGGATGCACCCGCGTATCGCCGGGATGCCAGCACTGTTATGCCGAGACGCTGATGGCTGATCGGTATAAGAAGGTGAAGTGGGGGCCACAGGGCGCGCGGGTGCGAACGTCGGCCGCTTACTGGAAGCAGCCCCTCAAGTGGAACCGCGAAGCCGAGGCCGCCGGTGTTCGCCGGCGCGTGTTCTGCGCGAGTCTGGCGGATGTGTTCGAGGATAAGGCTGACCAGGCGTACGAGATGGCCAACTGGCGGGAGGAGTTGTGGAATCTAGTTCAGGCCACGCCCTGGCTCGACTGGCTGGTCTTGACGAAGCGGCCGGAGAACGTGCGGCCGATGGTTCCGTTCGCCATGGAAGGCAATCCGTACAGTGAACTAGCCTGGCCTCACAACATTTGGATCGGGACGTCTGTAGAGAATCAGCAGCAGGCTGACAAGCGCATCCCGGAGTTGCTGAGAATCCCAGCGGTGGTGCGCTTCCTGAGCGTTGAGCCGCTGCTGGGGCCAGTTGACCTGAGCAACTACCAGCCATTCATCCAAAACGACCCGCGCCCATATCGCCGCGCGGCAGGCATCCTGTCGGGCCACATCTCGTGGGTGATCGTCGGCGGCGAGAGCGGCCCCGATGCGCGGCCGATGCACCGGGATTGGGCGCGGTCAGTTCGTGACCAGTGTGTCGAGGCCGGCGTACCTTTCTTCTTCAAGCAGAATGGGGAGTGGCTTCATTGGGAAGATGCACCCTCAGATCAGCCATACAGTTGGCTGCAAAAGAACGGCGAAATGAGGCGCGTCGGCAAGAAGGCTGCTGGCCGCCTGCTCGACGGCCGGGAGTGGAATGAGTATCCACAGGTGGCGGTGATTCAAGGCCAGGGGGCATGATGAGCAAGCTGTATTCGGGATTGCTGTGGCTGATGAATACGTCGCTGAAACAGGAAGCCGAGTTGGAGAAGGCGGCCGAGTATACGGAGGCGAAGTGCGGCGGTTCGGTGCGGCTGATCGCGTGTCCGATGGGTGAGGAGTATCCGGTTGCGTTTCGGGATATACCCATCCGGCCGGACAAGCGGATCATGAAGGGTCATGTTTATCTGGTGACGGATGTGGAGGGGGAGTGATGAGCAGATACTGGGAATGGGCTATTGCATTGATGATGATGCCGTGTGGATTGCTTCTCTTAACGACTGTATTCGATATGACGACAATGGAAGGAGTGCGTATTGGACAAGTAGCATTCCCGTTGGCCGCGATTATCGTTGGAGTATTGGCCGAGGGTGAGCTGAGCAGAGATGTTGGTCACTGCGACGACGAGTTTCAAATAGCATTGCAGGCGCTGGGCGGGGAGCCGGACAAGAGGATCATGTTTATCTGGTGACGGATGTTGGTGGAGAGGAATAGAAGAACTATGAAACTTTCTGAATTGAAGCCGTGCGAGATCTGTGGCGGGCCGGTGGCGCCGGTGTTTTATCGGGTGACAGTGGAGCAGGTCATGATTGACCCTGAGGCAGCCAATCGGGTGCTCGGCCTGAACATGATGTTCGGCGGTAATGCTCTGGACCTGGCGGAAACGTTCACGCCGGACGACGTGACTTTGGTGTTGCAGACGAACGCGACGGTTCTGTGCAGCGATTGCGCGACGACGATAGCGCTGGGGCAGGTGTTGTTTGATGATGACAGTTCATAACTGGGTAACGACCTACCCGCTGTTAGCAGAAGGACGAGTTGCCTACATTGACTACAGAGCACACGGGATGATCGAGATTACAATAAAAGTTGGCGTATTCCCGACAACGGCCGACGGGCTGCGGGGGGAAACTCTTTATTTTGAAGTTCCAGCGTCATACATGGAAATGCGGCCGCTGGGCAACATGGCGTCAATAACGGTAACGAACTCCTGAGATTCCCGTCGCCGGCCGTCATGCAACTCTACCTTATCCCCGGGTTCTACCGATGCGACGACTGCGGCCGAACGGTTGACCGCGTTCGCCCGACGCGCCGCTTCCGGCTGTGCGACGATTGCTATGATCGCATCGTTCCGGAGTTTCGGCCGGGGGCGAAGGTCGGCCCCGACTCGCCTGAGCAACAGGCAATGACCCGCTATTGGGAGTGGTACGGCGACATGGAAGAGCGCGTGCCGCCGCGCCGCCGGCCGGGGCACGCGGCGCGAATCCGGCCGACTGGCAGGATTGCCCGTTCGACAAATCAGCTATTCCCGCTGTGCGATTGCGGCCAGCGGCGAGAAACCATCTCGTTCGTCAGCCGCGCCGAGGGCGGGCTGTTCGGTGGGCCGTTCCTGAACGAGTGCCGGACGTGCCGCATGAAGCGCGAGATAGAAGAGCACGCCCGGGCGTCGTCGTGGTTGCACCCGGATTGGGATGATGAAGAGTGGCTCGACTTGCTCTACAAGTTCATTCCAGAGGCGTTTGAACTGAGGATTTTGCCGGATTACTGGTACGAATTGCGGCGAAAGGCGGCGAAATGGAGTGAGGGATGATTGACATCGGACATAAGGCAGGGTTACAATGAATTAATAATTAATATTTAATCAGCCCAAGGAGACAAGACCACTATGGCTAAGAGAGGGCGACGGCCGCGCGGGGTTTCACCTATGCCGCCGGTTACAGTTACGGCGCTGCCTGAGGAACTCATCGCTATCACCATTCTCGGAGACGGGTCAACGTCTCTCGGCCTGCAGAAGGCGGTCAGGAGATTGGCCGAACTCGACCCGGAGATGGGGGATATGTTCAAACGGGCACTCTGGATCAGGAACCGGGTGGTCGAGATACTGGAGGAGAGAGGGGATAAGGTGACCGAACGCAACATCTATCGATATGCCAGCACCAACTTCTACGAGCTGGCGGATGAGGCCAGCAAGGTCGATGTTGGTTAACGTTATTAATTGTGATAAAATAACATTATGTTAGTGGTTATGAATCAACAAACACGTCGTGGACGCCGGCACCTGGACGGCAAGTCGCCGGGGGCGGGTGTCTATGCAGTTCCTGTGTCATTCTCCCTGCTCCCTGACGATGTCGAGGAGCTTACCAAGATTGGTAACGGCAACCGCTCGGACGGCCTCCGCAAAGTGCTGGAGACGTATCGGTTGACGCAGCAGAACGACCAGTAGAAGCTCCGCATCCCCTCTGGAGCAACGCGCCCCAAGAAAAACGGCCCTGACCAAAAGTCGGGGCCGTTTTTCATTGGGGGAGTGCAGTTGAGGGTGATTGTGGAAAATTATTAATTCATATAAAATAATACTATCAAATTTGCTCATTTCTATTGACTATGAAACACAATATCCACCCCGATCTCCTGCCCCTGGCGATGCCGATTGAAGAATGCCACCTTGACCCGGCCAATGCGCGCACGGGCCATAATGTGGAGCGTATTGCGGGGAGCTTGCAGCAGTATGGGCAGCGGAAGCCCATCGTCGTGAACCGCAGCGAGGCGGGCAAGATCGAGGCAGGCAACGGCACATGGCAGGCCGCGAAGTTGCTGGGCTGGACCCATGTCGCGGCGGTTGCCGTCGAGGATGATCCCAGCACGGCCGTGGGGTATGCGATAGCCGACAACCGGACTTCTGAGTTATCCCAGTGGGACTACGAGGTGCTGCAGGCGTTGATAGACAGCCTCGATCCTGATCTCGGACTGGTGACGGGCTTCGAAGGGGATGAGCTGGAGGAGATGCTGCGGGCGGCGGGGATTGACCTCGGCGCGCCGGAGATTGGCGAACCGGGAGACGCCGAGCCACAGCTCGACCGGGCGGAGGAGTTGGCGGCCGAGTGGGGGGTCAAGCCTGGACAGATGTGGCGGCTGGCCAGCCGGACGGCCGGCCACGAGCATTTGATCATCTGCGGCAGCTCGACCGACGCGGCCGTTGTGCAGCGGTTGATGGGGGGCAAGCGGGCGGCGCTGTTCGCGACCGACCCACCCTACCTGGTCGACTACGACGGCACCAATCACCCGCAGGCGTGGAATGCGCCGGCCAACAAGACCAAGTCGATGAACAAGGACTGGTCGGAATCGTACAAGGACTGGGACTCGGCCGAGCAGGGGGTCGAGCTATATGACGGCTTCGTCTCGGTCGCGATTGAACACGCGATTGATCCGCACGCGGCCTGGTATTGCTGGCACGCGAGCCGGCGGCAGGCAATGTTGGAGGACGTGTGGGTGCGCCACGGGGCGTTTGTGCACCAGCAGATCATCTGGTTCAAGGATCGGCCGGTGCTGACGCGCAGCTTCTACATGTGGCAGCACGAGCCGTGCTTCTTCGGCTGGATCAAGGGCAATAAGCCGAAGCGTGCCGTCGACGAGTGGCTGGGGAGCGTGTGGTCGTTCCCGACGCAGACGGCGTTTGAGAAGACGGATCACCCGACGCAGAAACCGCTCCAATTGTTTGAGATTCCGATGCGGCAGCACACGGAGGTCGGCGATATCTGCTACGAGCCGTTCAGCGGATCGGGCACGCAGATTGTGGCGGCCGAGAATCTGGGCCGGCAGTGCCGGGCGGTGGAGCTTGCGCCGCCGTTTGTGGCGGTGGCGTTGCAGCGGTATTTGGATGCGTTTGAGATTCGGGCGGAGTTGGTGGAGTGACGCATTACTACGCCTGGCGCAACAATGCGAAGCGAGCGCTGCTCTACAAGCGGCCGTGTCGCATCATTGCGGCCGGGAAGCTTGGTAGCGTGCTGGTTGAGTTCGAGGACGGCGGCCGGGAGGTGGTGTCGCGTCGAGCGCTGCGGAGGCTTAGGTGATGGGGCGGACGAGAGAAGCCGGCAGGTGCCGGCTAAGAAGGTGAATGGTTCAGATGCTAGTCTTCGGGGACGCTGACGTAGCGGTTGGCGCTGGCGCACCAGTACAAGTTGTAGCCGTTGGGGCTGCGCTTTACCGGAGCAGGCTCGTCGCTGTTCTCTTGCGCAGCGATCAGGGCCTCGGCCGCTTTCGCTTGCAACTCTTCTATCTGGGCGCGCTTGGCGGCGAGGGCGGCGTCGGCGTGCTGGACGGCTTCGGTGAGGCTGAAGCCGGATTTGAGCGAGAGCTTGTATTCGTTTTCCCAAGTCTTCCAAATCTGTCGTTCGGTCGGTTGCTTTTTCATGGCGTATCTCCTCGTATTGATGTGTGTCTATCTGATGGACATGTTACTCGGACGGGGTACGAAGTCAAGGTCAATCGAATGTCTTTTGAATGTCTTTTGGAGCGGGTCGTGACAGAGAGGAAGCGACCCGTTGCCGGGCCGCTGGGGGTTGGGAAGAGGTTGTTCGGCTTATTCGTCGTTTTCGGTGAGGTACTGGAGGGCTTCCTTCAAGGTGTCCTCGGCCCTTCTTATATCGGAGAGGAAAGTACCCGCGAAGCTGGGGGCGCCGCGCAGGCGTTCCCGGTTGTGGATCATAACGGTGCGGATGTCATCCAGAAGAACCTCGATCATTTCTTGATGTTTTTCGTATTGCAGCAGTTTGTCGTTCATTTTTCTCTCTCCGTAAGTGGTTTACTGATGGACATGTTACTCGGACGGGGGCAAAAGCCAAGGCTCAGTTCGATGTCTTTTCAGTGTCTTTCGGGACGAGATGAGACAGAGAGGCAGCGACCCGTTGCCGGGCCGCTGGAAAGGTGGGGATGGAGTTGGGGGTTATTCGTCGTCGTCCTCGGCCTCAAACTGGTTGAGCTGCTCGATGATGTCATCGAGGTTGAGGTCGCCGCCGAGGAAACCGTGGTTGCTGCTGGCCATGATTTTCAGGTGGTCGAGGATGTAGGCCTCGGCCGCGTGGTCGCCGGAGCGCCGGACATACTCGTCGATGCGTTCAATGGCGGCGTTCAGGTACTCCTGGGCTTCGGTGACCAGGTCGAGCAGGGCTTCTTTGTCAAAGGTTCGGGCAATCATCGGGTCGTCTCCTTGCGGCCGAGTTCTCGGTCGACCGCGTCCTCGATCAGGCTCCAAAAATACTCTTCGCGCAGGCATCTCGTGCCGGCGGCGAGCAGCTCTTTGTACGCGTCCCGGGCTTCGTCGGTCTGGAAGATGAACTCGTCGTCATCTGCCTCGTCGGCGTGGTCGGCGATTAGCTCAGCGATCAGCTGGGCGATGGTGATGGGGCGCAGGTGGTTAAGCAAGTTGGTCATGGTTTTACTCCTCATCGGTTACTTGCAGGAAGGTAAGCGCTTCTCGCAGGTGCTCTTCTACGTATCCAAGATCGCCAACGTAGGCCCAGTTGCTGCTATCGTCTCGGAAGCTGCGGCTGTGGTCGGCGACCAACTCGCTGAGTTGGCTCAGCATGCGCTGAACGTTGTCCTTGCGAGTTTGGTATTCCTTTTTCGTGGGCGTGTTGTTGATCATGTTTCTCTCCGTAAGTCGTTTACTGATGGACATGTTACTCGGAACGGGCATAAAGCCAAGGCTCAATCTGGTGTCTTTTCAATGTCTTTTTTAATCTAAATGGAGCATGGTGGTATCGAGATGGACGATAATTCGGTTCGTTTGTGGGAAAGGGCGCATTTGGAGCCGACACGGTGGTTCTACCGTTTCGATACGTATTACCGGCCGTTGGGGCCGGAGCGGAGTCTCCTGACGGCCTACCGATTGTGGTGTCAGGCAGAAAAGGGCAGAAAGAGCGCGGCGGTCAGCGCGCCGACGAGCTGGCGGGAGGCGGCCGAGCAGTGGCAGTGGAAGGACCGGGCCGAGGCCTGGGACATGAGCCAGCGGCTGGAGCGACTAAAGGAAGACGACGAGGCGCGGCGCAAGAACCGGGAGCGACGGCTGGCGGTGTTGAACGCGGTGATGGCGCGGGCTTCAGACGCGCTGGTGAGGTTGAAGACGGAGGACGCGCGCTGGGGCGACGTGATCGCCGCGATCCGGCTGGCGGTGCAGGAGCTTCGTCACGAATACGGTGACGACGTGACGACGGTCAAGGTGGAAGCGGTTGACACGGCGCCGGACTGGATGATGGTCATGGCTCGGATGGATTCGGATCAGCTGGAGAAAGTCATCTCCAATCTCGACATGGTGGATAGATATGAGTGATCAAACACCCGGCGCGGAACTGGACGAGGCGATGCGAGAGATGCTGGAGCACCTCCGCGCGTTGTTCGTCAGCACCCTGCCGGCACTTGTCGGTATTGAGGATTTGCTCGGTGTTCCTCCCGAGGAACAGTATGTGCGGCGCGAACGTCTGGAGCGGGGTGAGGACGGCGACACCGGATGTTACGTATAGCCGTGATGGAGGTTGAGGCAGGATGGAGCCAGGTGCGGGACATATAGACGCGGGACAGGATCGGGAGCGGCGCGACAAAGTCTATGCGTTCGTCTGTTCGTTTATGAAGGCCAGCGGCGGAGTTGCGCCTTCCGCGCGGGAGATTCAGCGCGGCACGGGGCTTCGCTCGCTGAATCATGTTCACGGCTGCCTGGGCACGCTGGAGCGTGAAGGGCGCATCCAGCGCGGCAAGTTCGGCCGGCCGCGCAGCCTGCGCATCGTGGGCGCTCGCTATTTGCTGCCGGACGAGGCGGAGGCGGGAGGTCGGGACAGATGACAGCGAGAGGTGGAAGCGCGTCGGGTAAGCGCGTGCGAGCGGCCGAGCGGCGCGAGCGGGCGTGGGAGCTTCGCAAACGGGGACTGACGTATCGGGCGATTGCCGAGCAGCTGGCGCCGGAGTTCGGTTCGTATTCGAAGTCGCAGGCGGAGCGGGACATCAAGCACACGCTCGACGAGTTGAACGAGCGGACGCTGGAGACGGCGGCCGAGGCGCGGGCGATTGACCTGGCGCGGTTGGATGACCTGCTGCTGGCGTGGTTCGCCACGGCGCTGCGGGAGCACGAGCGGCCGACGGCGACGCCGGCTCGTGGCGAAGGCGAGGAGGGTGATATCGTTTCGGCCTGGTTCGCGAAGGCGGTTAAGTCGGCCGCTGAAGGGAGCGAACCGGCCGAGGGGAGTGAGGCGGCCGGGAGCACGCCGCTTGACAACATCGACTGGAGCACGCTCTCGCCTATGGATTTGCTCGACGCGGTGCTCAAGAGGGCGCAGCTTTCTAAGCAGGCGACGGAGATCGTCCTCAAGATATTTGAGCAGCGAGCCAGGCTGCTGGGCTTGCACCGGCAGGAAGTGGCGCTGACGACGCCCAGCCCGCTACAGGTGGCGTCGGCGGTTGACCTGTCCGGGATGGATGAGGATGGCCTGAATGCAATCATCAGAAATCTCGCGGCTGCGCGAGGCGACGGCACGGATTGAATGGCAACGTCGCCAAGCGGCCGGGAATGGCCTCGCCGGCGCGGGGCAGCTGGATTTACTGACATGGACGGTGGTATATCGATGCTGGCTGCAACCGGGGCAACTATTCGACATAGCAGAGCACCTGTACCTGGTGGACATCTACAACAGCCGGGCGCGCGAGCTGGTGATCTTCAAGGCCGGTCAGATGGGGGCCAGCGAGTTCGCTGTGAGTTACGCGCTGCACGCCTGCGACCAGGAGCGGGCGACGGTGCTCTACGTTTTCCCGACCGAGGACGACGTGAGCGACTTCTCGACGTCGCGCATCAACCCGGCGCTGGAGGCCAGTCCGTACTTGAACCAGCTGGTGGTGCCCGGCGGCGGCGGCGGTGGGCGCGGCGCGGACCGGGTGACGCTGAAGCGAATCCGCGACCGGTTTCTGTATCTGCGCGGGGCGCGGGTGAGCAAGACGGGCCAGGCGTCGCAGTTGAAATCGGTGGCGGCCGACAAGGTTATCTTCGACGAGCTGGACGAGATGGACCCGCGCGCACCGGTTATTGCCGTCAAGCGGTTGGGCCACAGCGCCATCGGCGGGCGGCTGGACATTTCGACACCCACCCACCCCGGTCGCGGGATTCACGCTCGCTGGCTGGAGTCGGATCAGCGGGAGTGGTTTGTGCAGTGCGCGGGATGTGGGGAGCGGCAGCCGCTGACGATCAACCAGCTGGTGAGCGAGTGGGACGAGCTGGAGCGGCCGGTGGCGTGGCACGGGATGAAGGACGGCCGCGCGTTCGTCGCCTGTCGCAAGTGCGGCCGGGAACTGGATCGGCTCGGTCGTGGCCAGTGGGTGGCGGCATATCCCGAGCGGCCGGTGACGGGGTTCCACCTGAGCAAGCTGTTTTCGTCGCGGACGGACCTGATGTCGATCATCGCTCAGCTGCAGTCAGTGGACGAGAGCGTGCGGAAGGAGTGCTTCAATCAGGATTTGGGGCTGCCTTACAAACCGCGCGGCGGCAAGTTGAGCGAGGAGATGCTGGACGAGTGCCGGCGCGACTATGGGCATGGGCCGGAGCGCGGCGAGCGGCCGTTTATCGGCGTGGACGTGGGCACGGTGCTGCACGTGGTGGTGCGCGGGCCGCTCAACGGCGAGGGGGAGCGGCCCCAGCGGTTTGCCGGCGAGTTGGCCAGCTTCGAGGAGTTGGGGCGGCTCATCCGGCAGTATCGGCCGCGACGGGTGGTGATCGACGCGCTGCCGGAGACGCGGATGGCGCGGGCGCTGCAGGCGGATTTCCCGGATGGGCTGATCTGGCTGTCGTACTACACGGAGGGCAGCAAGGACGAAGCGGCCGTGCGGTGGGATCAGAAGAACGGCACGGTGCTGGTCGACCGGACGCGGGCGATGGACGCGATGATCGCGGGGTTCTCGCCGGTGGTGCAGGAGAACACGCTGCCGGCCGGCGCGCGGGGTATCAGCGGCGGCAATTATTACCGGCACATGACGGAGCCGGTGCGCGTCGTGGAGACGGCCGCGGGCCGGGCAGGAACGGACGTGGCGCGGTATGTGTCGGAGAAGGCGGATCACTTCGCGCACGCGGAGAATTATTGTTGGGTGGCGAGCCAGTCGCCGAAGGCGCCACTGTTGGGCGTGGCGCTGGGTGTTGGGGTGAAGGGCTGGTAGGAGAGGGATGAGAGATGGCAGAAAGTAACGCGTGGAGCAGGTTTTGGCAGGGGCGAGGGGCGACGGCGGCCAGGGAGCGGCAGCTTCGGAGGGGCGATCTTCAGGTCGGCGCGAGGGCGCTGGCGGGCGCGCGGGCGCGGCCGAAGGCGCCGGCCGGGTCGCGGGCGCGATTGACCCAGGACGGCAGCGCGCCCTACGGGGCGCTGTGGGGGCTGGCGTTGCAGGCAGATCGGGAGGTGGATTGGCAGGCGCTTGACCTGGACGCGCGGATGCTGGGGCGGATGTCGACCGGCGACCTGGTGGAGTTGATGGCGGATCTGTCGCCGGAGGTGAGCGGGGCGCTGTGGCATTTCACGCGGTTTTGCAATCCGGGCTGGGAGGCGCGGGCGCTGAAACCGGGTTCGCTGGTGGAGGACGCGACGGGCAAGAAGTTGCTGGACGCGTTCCTGGACAGGCTGAATGAGAAGTACGGCGCGGTGGACGTGGTGTGGAATTCGTTCTTCATGACCGCCTTCCTGCGCGGGGCGTTTTTCGGGGAGTTGGTGATGAGCAAGGACAGGCGGACGCCGCTGGACTTGATCGCCGTCGACCCATACGCGGCCGAGTATGTGCGGCGCGATGATCCGGAGTTGGGCGAGGTGTGGCAGTTGGGGCAGACGGTGGGCGGCCAGTTCAGGCCTTTGGACGTGCCGACGGTGCAGTATGTGCCGATTGACCCGCTGCCGGGTCGGGCGCCTTACGGCCGCTCGCTGGTGACGCCGGCGATTTTCTCGTCGCTGTTCCTGTTGGGGCTGCTCCATGACTTGAGGCGGGTTGTGGCCCAGCAGGGGTATCCGCGCCTCGATCTGGAGGTGAGTCTGGCGCGGCTGACGGAGTCGATGCCTGAGGAGATTGACGACGACCCGGACAAGCAGCGGGAGTGGGTGCAGCTGGTCATCGGCCAGATCGCGGAGATGTTTTCGCAGTTGCAGCCGGACGACGCCTATGTGCACACGGACGTGGTGAAGGTGAACCGGCCGGTGGGCGCGGTGGACGCGTCGAGCCTGGGCGCGGTGGACGCGCTGATCCGCTCGGTGGAGCGGATGGCGACGCGGGGGCTGAAGACGATGCCGCTGTTGATGGGCAGTAATGAGGCGGTGAGCGAGACGCACGCGAACCGGCAGTGGGAGATTCATGTGGCGGGCATCAAGGCGCTGCAGCACCTGGCCGAGCAGATGTTGAGCCACCTGCTGACGCTGGCGCTGGAGGCGCAAGGCGCGCGGGTGGTGGTGGAGTTGCGGTTCGCGGAACTGCGGGAGAGCGAGGCGCTGCGGGACGCGCAGGCGGAATCGGCCGTTATCGACAACGCCATGCGGAAATACCTGGCGGGATGGATTAGCCAGGATGAGGCGGCGCTGGAGGTGACGGGGCACGCGCCGGACAGGGATCGGCCGCGGGTGATTGAGGTCGTGGGCGGGGCGGACATTGTCGACTTGAGCGTGGCTGAGGGCGGCGCAGACGCGCGCGGCCGGGAAGGGGTGTGGCGGCGGGAGCTGCTGGCGGAGATGGAGGCGGCGCGGGTGGCGTTGGAGAAGGTGATCGGAGAGGAGCGACATGGATGATATTTGGACGTTCTTGCTCTTCGCGGTGGCGTATACGTCGGTGGCGCTCCTGTATTTGTTCTGGGTGTTGCCCAGGGCTTTCAAGTGGCTGTTTGGGAAGATGAAGGGCAACGATTCGGACAGAGGCCAATGAGCGCCTCGATAAGGTAACGAGAGCGGAGGACTGATGTGCGATTCTGATGAGGTTAGAGACAAGGTCAGGGAGGAGTTGTTACACGTTCTGAATACGCCGGAGTGGCGCGACTGGAAGCCGACGGCCGAAGAGCGGGCGGCGCTGGTGGAGTTGAGGGAAGCGATGCTACTTCTCATGGCCGAGGCCAGCGGCCGGGCCATCGAACGGATAGTGGATGGGATGCGTGAATTCCTCGCGCGTCTCCGGCCGCATATGGAAGCGCTGTTGGAGGAGATGCGTTCGCTCGGTGAAACGATTGTTAACGCATTGGTCGAGGGAATCTCTCTGTTGCGGGGGGAGGAAGACGCGGCCTTCTCGTGGCGGAAGCGGAAGCGGAAGCCGGAGGTACGCCCGGCGCGAGTGGTGGACTCGGTGGCGGCCGGGAGGAATCCGGCGATGGTGATGCGGACGCGCATTCGCGGGGGGCGGCGATGAGCGATAGCGATGAGGAGTTGATACACGTTCTGCATATGCTGGAGTGGCGCTACTGGGAGCTGACGGCCGAAGAACGGGCGGCGCTGGTGGAGATGGCGGAGTTGAGGGAAGCGCCGTTATTTCTCAAGATGGAAGCGTTCGTGGAGGCGGTACATTCACTCCGTGAAGCGATTATTAACGCTTTGGTTGAGGGATTCTCTCTGTTGCGTGGGGGGCGGCGATGACGGCAAGCACTGAAAAGGAATCAGAGAAAGAAAGACGCAGGAGGATGGAGGATTGTTTGGCGCGGCTGGACGAGGGAGTTAAGCAGCTGTTAGCAAACAACTATAAGTATGGTATGGCGGGCGGCCGCAGAGCGTACCGTCGAGGTCAAGGGGAAAAAGGAGTAGTGAGAGATGGCCGAGATTCCATTTGAGGCATTGTTATTTGGACTGGAAGGCACGCCGGGAACCGGGGCCGCGCCGGAGACCGAGCCGGCTCGAATGCGCCGGCTGCTGAACGAGGAGCGGGCGCAGCGTGTCGCGGCTATGCGGGTGGCGAGCGAGATGTTCGGGAACTTCAATCGACTGCTGGCCGAGTCGGTGGCGCAGCAAGCCGCGACTCAGGCGGCGTTGGACAAGGCGAATCGGGATATTGACGCGCTGAGGGCTCGGCCGGTGGGAGGAGTGCTCCGCTGGAGAGAAAGACGCTTTATGGGGGACACAGATGCCAGAATGTACGTTGACGGAGAAGAAGAATAGAAGGAACTTAAGGTGAATATGATGAAAGCAGCTGCTAACGTAATCGCGGTGTTGGGATGGGGCGGGTTCCTGGTGGCCTTGTGGTGGCCGCTTGTGATGGGCGAGATGCCGGCTCTCGGTTCATGGCTAGCCGTCATTTTGTTTTCGCTTCTGACGGGTTTGGTCGTGCCGTCGTATCTCCTTCGACTGGAGATTCAGATCAGCTCCACGGCGGCCGGCTCGGCGGAGCGCGCGAAGGCGGTTGGTTCGCGGCCGGGCAGGCAGCCGTGAGCCCATATGACCCAGCTGCGGCCTTCGCCGGCGCAGGGCCGGTTTTATCCACCGCCACCCTCGCGCGGGAGGTCGCCCGGTATCATCGGGCGCTGTCGTCGGGGTTGGCGCTGGCCGGCGCGCGTTCGGCGGCGGATGGGCCGACGGCGGGCGAGTTGCTGATGGAGGCCGGATTCGGGCAGGCGTTGCAGCCGGCGCTGGCGACGATGTACCAGCGGCCGCTCGACGAGGGCCTGACGGCGATGGTGGGGATGAGCCGGGAGGAGATCTCCGGCTCGGTGCTGGCGTTCTATCGGGAGCGGCCGGACACGTTGGAGCCGGCGCGGCGGGTGTTGGGCCGGTATGCGCGGCGCGGGTTCGAGTTGGGTGGCCAGATGGGGCTGGACGGGCTGGACCTTCCCGGAGTGTTTGAGTTGAGCGATGAGGATATTGAGGCGGCGCTGGAGGCGCATACGGCGCAGTTGACGGTGGCCGAGCGTGGGGCGGAGATGTCGCTGGCAGTGACGACGGCCGAGGAGATCGGCCGCCGGGTGGACAAGCAGCGGGATGAGGGCCTGTCGGTGGCGGAGATGTTGCCGCTGATGAGCGCCTGGGTGCTGGGGAGGACGGTCATTCGCTCGGCCAACATCGCGGCGACGGAGTCGGTGCGGATGACGCGCTGGGGGATGGTGTGGGCGTTCGCGGGGAACGGGATTCGCGGCGTGCGGCACGAGTGCGCCCTGGACGTGGAGCAGCGCTGCAGCGGGGAGTGCCCGGCTTTGTGCGGGGTGGAGTATGAGTTGGGCGGGGTGTTCGCTCCGATGAGCGGTATCCCGAGCGCGGGGCAGATTCCGCTGCACCCGCGCTGCCGGTGTGTATACGCGCCGCTGATGGACGGATGGGTGAAGCCGGCGCTGATCTGGACGGGATTTGCATTGGGTTTGTTGAGTGATTAGGAGATAGGTCGATGAGCAAAAAGACGAAAGGGCAGACGGTGACGACTGAGAAGAACGGCATCGTCATCGAGACGACGTATGACGGCGAGGGGAATGTGATCGCTGTCAAGAAATGGGTGAAGCCGGACAAACGGCAGCGAGGCCCGGCCCCCAACGTGGAGCAGCGGCCGCAATAGGGACGAGGACGTTATGGCGCAACAATCGCGGGAGCCGGCCGCCGGCCAAGGGCCGACATTGCCGGGCGGGTTGGCGAAATGGGCGTGGAAGGCGGCGCTGCGTCTGGCGACGCTGAAGCAGCCGGGGGTGTACGGGCTGCTTCTGATCGTGCGGCCGGACAACACGCGGGAGTTGGTGATCCAGAACAGCGACCGGCCGCACAAGCCGGAGGATTTAGGTGCGTGATGACAAATAAGCAGAATGTGAACAGCAGTCAGAACTCGGCGCTGGCGGGACTCGGCCAGGCGCTGGATCAGGGAGCGTGGGTGAATTTGTACAAGTCGAATCCGGTGCTGGCGCAGGCAGTGGCGGATGCGGTGGGCCAGGGAGTGACGCCGATAGCTATTCGGCATTATGTGATGCGCCACACGGGTGGCCAGTCGGATTTGGCGAAGTTCGTGGAGCAGGCGGCGCGCTGGGTGGCGAAAGCGGCACCGGACGAGACGTAAATCGCGCGGCCGAGCGGCCCCTTTCCTATTCTGTGTAGCCCGGTTCGCCGGGTTTTTTCATCTGTTTGCGCGCCAACATTTGAGCCGATTCCCCTGCCGTTTCTCTCTGTAAAACCTTGACTTTCACGGCCGAACGATTATAATATTATTAATTGTTAATTATTAATTTTGGAGACAAGACCACCATGACGATTTACGAGGAAGTCAACGAGCAGCTGGAGAACAAGAATATCGATTCGTCGCAGATATCGGCCATCGGCTTCACGCCCGCTATCGGCCGGTACGCGCAGATGGACGACGGCACGCGGATCGCGCTGAGCGACCACGACTACTGGCTGCTGGACGACAACCTGGAAGCGATGAATCAGGCGTGGCTGGCGCAGCAAGCAGAAGAAACCATTCCCGCCTGAAGAGCGGGGCCAAAAGGAGACAAGACCATGTTGACTGTAGATTCCTTGACCGCAGTGTACGCCGCCATGAAGGCGGCGACCGCCGAGGCCTTTAACGCGGCCGAAGCGGCCGAGATCGCAAGCGCCGCCTACGAGGCGGGCAAGAGCGCCCTTCTGCTGGACGGCAAGTTGGACGGCAAGAACGAGGCTCAGCGCGAGGCGCAGGCCCGCGAGGCGCTGGCTCCTCTGTTCGAGACCGTCCAGGCGACCGGGCGGGCGGCGCGCCTGAAGAAGCACCTTCAGGAGATGGCGCGGATGGATGTGGAACTGGTTCGCGCACAGCTCCGGTTTCTGGAGCTGGCTGAGGTGAACGAGGCCTAGCACGACAGGCCGGGGAGGTGACTAACCCGGCCGAGGAGATACGAGATGGCTGTCAATAGAATGGCCGAGGTGTGCGAGTTTTTGGTGTACCTCAGCGACGAGACGCTGGCGCGAGTTGAGGCGGCCGCCTCTCAGGAGATAGAGCGGCCGGGCGCGACAGCGGAAGAAATAGAGAACGGGCGTGTGGTCGTAGATGCGGTACGCCGCGTCTATGACGGCCGCGAGCCGGCCAGGCATGTGGAGCACGCCCCCCACGTCGGGGAGACGGGCATCGAATGCCCGTTCTGCGACCGGGAGCTCGACTGGAACGGTCACTTGCACGTTTTCTGCTGCGACTGCTGCGACTACAAGTGGAAGGATGCGGCCGAGATCGAGCGCGACCGGAAGCTGGTCGCGATGGCGTACAGCCAGATGACCGGTGGCCTGGACGGGTAAAGAGGAAAAAATCATGAAGGAATTTCCGGTTGATGCGGGGATTATTGGAATCGTGCCGGTGGCGGCCATCCAGCGCGAGGACAGCTGGAAGGAAGGCGGGCTGGTGATTCGGGTGCAGGGCGGGCGGTTTCTGAACCTGCACTACGACTATGGAACGATCACCATCACGGCCGACCTGAACGGGGCGGTGCCGGTGCTGGAAGACACCGATTTCTGGGTAGGGGATTTGTGCTACGTGCTGGAGAACAATATCCCGGCCGACGATCCCCAGTGGCACGAGTCGACTAATCCGGCTCCCGGCTACTGGGCGGCATGCGTCAGTTCATTCGAGACGCCGCGACATGGCGGGTGCTATTTTGCCCGGCCGTTCCGTTTGGAAGGGGGAATGGCGGGGCTGGTTTCGAGCACACAGTGGGGAGACGGGTTGTACCCGGGCGCGGTTCAGCACGAGGGCAAGTACACGGTTCGCGTGCGGATTGAAACCGGTGAGGTAGATGATTTTGAGGATGAGGAGGAGTGATGGGCGGCTTGATACGAAGACTAGTAGTAGATAGCGATGAACTGGTGGATGGGCTAGACAAGGCCGTTGCGCCGGTGGCCGACGAGATCGACCTGACATTACTGGATGAGAAACGCAGTTTGACCGGCATGGTGCTTAGGTGCGTATGGGAGGTGCGGGTGAAGTCGGTCGACATGCGTCCGTTTCGGTTGATCTACGACGACAGCAGAGCGGCGGAGGACGGTGAATGGTTCCTCGAAAGCGATGACGAGAGCGTCACTCTGACGTGGTGGGCAGAGTACGGCGACTGGCAAAGTCAGCCAATTCGGGAATTTTTGCGCCGACAGTTATGGCCGTCGAAATCGGCCGTCGTGCTGATCGTCTGGAACGGCGATTACGAACTGTTCGAGAATGCGTTGGTGCAGTTTAAAGACCCGGCCGTTATCCGGGAAATGTACAACCTCACGAAAGCGCTCAGGCCGGTAGGCCAGGGGAAAGTGGCGGGGCTGAGCGTCTATAGCACCTGTGCCAAGTTGACAGCCGATTCCGTCACCGCTTATCAAACCCACGCGACCCACGATACTACGCCGGGGCGCTCGCTTGGTGATGAGGTTCTCCTTGAGCCGCTAGTCGCCGCTCCCTTGTTCGGAGAAGAGATCGATGACCTGATGTTGGAAGTGAGCGACGACGGCATGCTTCTGATCCGAAGTGACAGGCTCAACGGATGGGGATCGATTGATCTGGGTGACCTTGTCTTGGCGCTTGATACAGAGTCAGCATGCGGATTGGGATCGGCGATGAGGACGAGGAGGAATGATGGGTCTGTTAGCTGATTTGATGCGGGAGGAGTCGGCCGACGACTTGGCGCTGGCGGGTGAAGAGAGCTTGCGCCGGGACTGGAGAGAGATTACTTCAGAACTGGCCAGAGTGATCGCGCCGGTGGCGGACGAGGTGGAGCTGACCGAGGTCTTTCGGGAGCGCACCGACACAGCCGTTCTCAAATGCACGTGGCTCGTTCGGCCCAAGCCCGAAGCAGCCCTGGATGGGGCGTTTCATTTGGTGTTCGATGTTGCCAGGGGATGGTACCTGGTAGACGCGAACTCGAAGAGAGTCTTCCTCGTTAACGGTGGCTCTCTGGACAGAGAGCCGCATTGGGAGGCGGCTGAGGTTCGCGCGTTCCTGAAGAGGGTGCTGGTTCCGAAGGAGAAGGGGCTGGTATGGGTGGTGGCCGATTGGTCAGGAGATACTGACTATGAGGAAGTTCTGGTCAGCTTCGACGGGAAGGCGCTCGTCGGCGAGATGTGCCGGGTGGTGCGCGCCGGTCTTCATCCGCTTCTTCAGCCACCGATGTTCGGGGATGATGACTGGTTGCGCGTGACGGGGTCGTCAATCGAGATGCGAGGCAAGGCGATACAGGTGTATCGGTTCCGGCCGGGGCGCACAGCGAGAGATGGAAGCTTGCCGGGAGCTGGGATGCTGCTCGATGCGGCCGACGCTATGGCGTTGTGCGGCGCGCCGATTGGGACGCTCATTTTGGAACTGGGCAACGACGGGATGTTGCTAGTGCATAGCGACGAGTATGAGAGGGAGGGGTGGGCAACGGTCGATTTGCTGGCGGTGGAGGAGATGCTGGATGAAGCACAGTAAAACCGGCCGCGAACTTGATTACGAGGAATTCGCCAAGCTGCACGCTTTCCAGTATCGGCTCTCGGAGCTTCTGGTGACCTGCGAAGTGGTGTCTGTCGCTATGAGCGATGACTTCGTGTTCTGCGTCTGGGGAGTTCTCCGGCATGGGCCAGAGAAAAAGCCGGCGCTTCTGGCGTCGGTGCCGGGAGACTTGGACAAGGCCATTGAGTTGGCCATGTTCGCCGCACAGGAGTTGGAGCGGCCGTATCTTGAAACGGTGGAATTGGAGACAACATCATGAGACTGGAAGAACTGTTGGAAATGGGGCTGGATGAGGAAAAGGCTGAGGAAGCGAGGAAGGCCGAGCGCGATGCGGCATTCCGCTCTCGACTGGCCAAGCACGACGCGGCGTTTCGGTCTTGGCTGGGCGAGCTGGCCGAGGACTTCGAGATCGATAGGCCGGAGGAGTTGGACGGATATATCGGTGGTGAGCAGCCGATACGCTGGACAATCCGCCCGAAGTGGCGGTTGCCCTATCCCTTCACCGCCATGACGGCGGGTAGCGGCGCATACCGGTTTGGGCTGAACGGCACAGCCTACGCGGTCAGCACGGCCAACGATCCGGACTTCGCCCGCTTCCTGCTGAATGCCAAGAAAGCGCATGACGCGGAACTCGAAGAGCGGATCGCGGGACTGGCGAGGGAACTGGCGGTCGTCAAGGTGTTCACCCGCGCCGATAGCGAGGAGGCCCGGCTACGGAACACGCACGCGAAGCTTATGCAACTGGCTCCGGCGCGGTGGGAAGAGTGGGCCGCCTTGTTGAATAAGTCGCTGGCCGAGTTGAAGGGGCAAGTCGCACAGCAGGAAGAAGAGGAGGCCTTCCGCGCGTCGGCGATAGAGGCATATCGCCTCGCGATGGAGGCGTGGGCCGATGAGTGCGAGGCCGTCGCCGCCCACAACGCCGAGGTGATCAACCGGCTGAAGAACGCCCTGGGCGAGGTGAAGCAGGAGCTCATGATGGTCGAGTACGCCGTCGTTGCCGACGACGAGTACGGCCCCCAGGTCGAGATACGCACGGCATGGAGCGCCGGCGAGATTGCCGACGCGCCTGACGCGCATCTGCTCATTGAAGGCGGCCGAGTTCGGAAGTGGACGATCCGCAACATCATCCGCATGTCCGAGTTGGAAGAGGTGACGCCGGATAGACATCCCAACCTGTTCGACGAGATGCAGATCGCCGGAGAGAGGGTCTTCTTCCTGCCCTGCTCGGCCGAGCACCGGACGTTGGTCAACGAGGCATTGAGCGCCGTCCGTGTCGCCCCGGATGCGCCAAGCTGGGATGAGTCCAGCGGCGGGCTGGGGTACGGTGATGACGTACGCGACGCCGCGCGGCCGGCGCGGGATCGGGCTAACCAGGTCGTCACGGAGTGGTGGCCGTTCTGAGTTGTGTGGAGGTAAGGGATGGCAACTGATACCAAAGAATCACAGGCGGTTCGCGCATGGTGCATTGAACTGAAGGCGGCGCTGTTGCGTTTGGAAGCGGCCGTCTACATGGTTGAAATCGGCCGCGACGCGCCGGAGACGGTGCAGGTGGAGTTGGCGCGGGTGCGCGAGGTGTGGGATCGATGCCCGCTTCCGTTGCACGAGATGGGCGCGATGAAGGTGCACGTGCTCGCCAACGGGACGTGGGAGACGCACGATGTCTCATAACCCGATGGGCGGCGGTTTTGGGAGGCGAGTATGACGAGGAAGCAAGGCAGCGACGGGTATCTGCCGACGGCGCGGTATGTGGGACCGAGCGACGAACTGCGCTTCGGCGAGGCGGAGTATCAGGGCGGGCGGATTTATCCGGTTTCGCCGGAGGCTCACGCGAAGTTGCGCGCGTTCTGCCTGGCCCAGCGGGAAGCGGCTGCGGCGCGGCGTAAGGCGGCGCGGCGTCGGGTTGAGTTGTCGTCGGAGCAGTTGGAGGAGGTGATTCGCCGGCACGAGGGGGGTGAGTCGCTGACAAATTTGGCGGCCGAGTTCGGGGTTAGCGCGATTACGCTGATCCTGCGGCTGCGTGAGTTGGGTCATGATACGTCGCGCCGGCCGGGAAAGGGCCGGCGCAAGAGGCAGAGGCTGGAGAAGTGAACGGAATGAAGTTCAAGTTTATTGAAGGCGCGCAATGACATTCGCCATCAGACTGTCCGACCTAGCCATCCTGCCTGAGTTTCATCCACTCGGGTTTCTGCTTGGCCCGGTATTAACCGATAGGATCGTTAACCTTGGCGGCCAGTTCGATGCGGCGGGAGTAGTCCTGGAATGCGACGACGCCGAACGGCTGGATGCAATTCTGCGCGTCGCTACGTCGCAGAACCTACCCGGATTATCGTGGCCGATACGGACGTATAAGAGCACTACCGGCGCGGGCGCCTGGCGGCGGTGGAATCCGACTGAGGAGACCCCGGCTACCGTAGACTAGCCCCCTGCCCTCTGACACCGTGTTTTTGAAATAGTTCAAAGGAGAATGAAATGATCAACATTGACGATTTAACAATAGGACAGGCCCGCGAGTTAGCGGCCATGTTCGCCGGCGCACACGCCGCGCCGCCAACCGTTATTGACCACGGCCTGCAAATCGCAGTGCTGGATAGAGGTTTCGTCTACATCGGATACGTGACCACCGATGGCGAGTGGTGTCGCATCGAGAACGCCTGGAACATCCGACGCTGGGGCACTAAGAAGGGCCTCGGTGAACTGGTGAACGGGCCACTGTCCGACACGGTTTTAGATCGCGTCGGCCGGATTCGACTGCCAATGAGCGCGCTATTACACCTCATCGAGGCAAAGGGGACGGCGTGGACGAGCAAATTAAACTGACCGGCGTCTACCGCTTCGGCGGCCTCTTCGGCGACGGCGGTGGCTACGGCTACGGCAACGGCAACGGCACCGGCTTCGGCGCCGGCAGCGACGGCTACGGCGACGGCTACGGTGATGGCTATGGCTACGACGGCGACGGCAACGGCACCGGCTTCGGCGACGGCAGCGACGGCTTCGGCGACGGCTGCGGCGACGGCGGCTACGGCCATGCCTAAAAGTAACGGCCGCGTTCCAAGCGCAGCCGGGCGGCTGCGCAAGAGGCAGAGGCTGGAGGAGTGAAATGAGTGATCTATTGACATTGACAGACGCGGCTTTCGATAACCTGGTCATCAACATGACGAGCAAGGAGCGGGCTTCTGCTTTACGGCAGATGGTGCGCCAAGTGCGCGAACTTCAGGAGGCATTGGGGCAGGTCGATCTTGGCGAGTGGGAAGATGACCGGCTTCGGGAGTGGCTGCCGGCGGCGGCGGAAAGCGAGATGGTCAAGCGGTTGACCGCCCGGAGCGAGGGGCTGAACTGGGAGCTTGGAATGGCTACTCGACGTATGGCCGAACTGGAAGCTGAGAATGTCCGGCTTCGGGAGCGTTTGGCGGCGGCCGAAGAGCGCGGAAGCGAATTTGAGGAAGGTCTGGCGTATGTGGAAACAAACTCCGATAGCCTCGCTCCACCAGTGGGGTATAAGCCGGACCCGATCCAGTTTCAATGTTTGAGGACGTGGTACTCGGCGGGGGAGGTGTCAATCCATCACTCCGAACAGGTTCTGCACGCGGTGCTGGGTCTAACGGGGGAGGCGGGGGAAGTTGCCGACCTGGTGAAAAAGTGGGCGTTCAAGCCAGGGGCGTCGGTCGGCCGCGAGGACGTGCTCGATGAGCTGGCGGACGTGCTGTATTACACGGCGGTGCTGGCGCATCTGTGGGAGTTCGATAATGAGGACATGCTCGACCATCTGGCGAAGAAGCTGGCGGATGGGCATGGATGGAAGGGGTTGCCGCCGATTGTGGCGATGAGGTGCGGTGAAGGCCGGTAGCGGGAGAGCAGAGACATGAGCTAGATGCTGAACGGAACGTGCGTGACGACCTGGCGAAGCACGGGGTGGCTATCAAGGGCAATCTGAGCATTGAGATCGAACTGTAACGAGGGTGGAGATGGCCGAGTTGGTATTTGATAATTGCAGGGTGCTGGCGCTGGCAGTGGTGACGAATGGAATTCACGATGCTGTGACCGGGGTGGAAGAGGCGAGGGAGTGGATCGGCTCAGAGGTGTTTGAGTTATGGTGCGACCGGTGTGATTTGCATCCTGAGTACCTGCGCCGGCGGGTGGCGCGGCTTCTGGCTTCGGGGCGGTCTGTTCTGCTGCCGGACGATGGGGATGACGAGGCGGTGGATATTGACGAGGCGGTGCGGCTGCATGAAGAAGAGGGGTATACCTGGTCGGAGGCCGCCGCGAAGATGAACGTGTCTGTTTCGACCTTGCGGAATAGACGCAAGGCGGCCGGGCATAACATGGCTAAGAGCACCGGCGCAGGGGCGACCGGTAAGGAGATCATCAAGATCGATTTGGAAGCGGCCAGGCGGCTGCATGAGCGGGGACTTACCTGGAGGGAGATCGCCGACCAGCTCGGGGTGAGTGCCGAGACGCTGCGACTGCGGCGGAAGGCGTTTGGAGGATTGTGATGGCTCTTTGCAGATGGTCTGATTACCGATGTGACTTGTATATCTATGAGAGCGACTGGGGCATCGAGTGCCATGTGGCCTGGCGGCGGCGCGTGGGCGAACCGGAGCCGCCGCTTATCCCCGTGGATGGGGACGATGAGGCGTGGCTGGCGTGGCAAAAGGCATTTGTGGTTTATGAAGAGCAACTGCTGGCGGCGCCGCTGGAGCGGATCGGCCTGCCCCACGACGGAGAGAGCCGCACCTTCGGCGAGTGGGGCGAGTTGCTGGCGTATGTGACGGGGTTGAAGGAGTTGGGGTATGGGGTGCCGGATTGGGTGATTGAGGAGATCAAGGAGGAGGTTGCCGCGTCCGGTTTGTTGGAAAGCGAGGAGTGAACATGTGTTCACGCGGGGCGTATTGACGCGCGGCCGGGGCGCGTGATAACCTATCAGCACAGCGATAAATCATATATTCTGAGCGCGGCGCAACGGCCGCGAACAGCGACGTAAAACGTGTGAATGACGCCGCTCCCAATTCGGGAGCGGCGTTTTTGTTTTCGGAGGTGGTATGGCAGTTCTGACGAAGACCGGCCTGAGCGCCAATCGAGCTGAGCAAGAACCGGATGTTTCCTACATCACGCGACGGGCGCGGCTGCGGCCGGCGTCGTTTAGTGAGGTTCGGGAAGCGGGCTTGCTGGACGGGCGGGCGAACGGGGAAGGGGAGCAAGATGACACTCGGTACTGGTTCACGGCCGAGATTTCGAGCGAGGCGCTGGATTCGTATTTCACGCACATGTCGAGCGGCACTCTGCGCAACTTCGCGCGGAACGCGGCCGAGGGTGTGTCGCTGCTGGACAGCCACGACGGTCACAAGCTAGGCGTGGGGTACTCGGCCGGCGGGCGATATGAAGAGGAGAACGGCCAGGGACGCGCGTTGGGCATCTTCTACATTGTGCGCGGCATCCGGTTCGGCGGCAAGCATTCTTATGCCAGCACCGACGACCTGATCACCGCCATCGAGAACGGGGTTGTGCGCGACGTGTCGGTCGGGTTCTACGGCGGCCGGTGGGTTTGCGACTTGTGCCATCAGCCTTATTTCGGCTACGGCTCGGCCTGCAATCACTGGGCGGGGATCGAGTATGAGATTGAGCGCGACGGCAAGATGGTGCGCGAGGTGTGCACGGTCCAGATCGACGATGCGCACCTGTCGGAGGTGTCGCTGGTGTTCGATGGGGCGACGCCGGGGGCGATGATTCTGAAGGCGGAGCAGGCGGCGGAAGACGGCCGTCTGACGCCGGACATGACACGCCAACTGGAGATGCAGTACCGGATCAAGTTGCCGGGACCGGTTGCCGATGGCCGGACATTGAACGTTCGGGGCGGCTTTGTGAGCACCACCGGCAACGCGGCCGACATCAGGATCGTCGCAGGCGCGGCGGTCAATGGAGCGAGAGTGATGGAAGAGGAAGAAGTTATCGAGACTGTGGAAGAGGTAGTTGAAGAGCCGGCCGCCGACGCGGCCGTCGACCAGGCAGGGGCGGATGAGGCTCGCGCGGAACTGGACGCGGCCCGCCAGGCGCTGACCGAGATTCGGGATGTGGTGGTCGACTCCGGCGCGCCGGAGGGCACCACGCTGGCCGTGTCGGTGCGCTGGCTGAATGAGCAGCTGGCGAAGGTCACTGAGGAGCGCGACCGTGCGCTGGGGCAGGTGGCCGAGTTGCAGCCGCTGGCCGACCAGGGGCGTGAGTATCGCTCGCGCCTGGTGGAGGAGGCGGTAGCTGAGGGCGTGCGCGCCATGAGCGCGTCGTTCCCGGAGGAGACGTATCGGGCGATGCTGGAAAACGCGCCGCTGGAGCACATTCGCAAGGTGAAGGAGACGTTCGCGGCGCAGGCGGCCGAACGGTTCCCAGGCGGGCGGCAGACGCGCGATGAAACGAGTAACGGCAAGAAGCCGAAGCCGGAAGTGCCGGCGGCGGCCTACGGGGTGAAGTAACCCTGAATTCTCAGTAGATGAACAGCAGGACGGAGGACTAGGACATGAGCGAGCGGACGAATGTCAGCAACATCGGCGTGGGCGGGGTCTATCGCACGTACAAGATCGACGACTCGACGATCACTTACGATGCGACGAAGCCCGGCGGCTCGGAGCAGGTGGGGCTGGCGGTAACTTTATCGGCAGCGGATACGGTGGCGCTGACGGCCGACGCGGACGAGGTGATCGGGAAGCTGATCCTCGTCGAGTCGGACGACAAGTGCACGGTGATGACCGACGGCACGATGGCGCTGCCGGGCGGAGATGGGGCGGCCTTGACGCTGGGCACGAAGATCGTGGGCGACCTGGGGGCGGGCAACGCCAAGGGGTACATCCGGTCGGCGGCTTCGGGGCAGGCGGCCGAGTTGCTGGTGGCGCGCGGGCGAATTGAGAATGCCGGCACGGCTTCGGCCGTGGTGGTGACGCTGTAGGGCAAGAAGGGAGGAGAGAGAAGACGATGAGCACGATTGAGACGAAAGCACGCGCCGGCGATCTGCTGGGGCAGATGGGCCTGAGCATGTACCGGCGCGCCTACGATCAGGGCATGTCCCTGTCGGCGCTGCTGGAGAAGGAAGACCCGTCGGGTGATTACCGCGACGGGACCGACGCCTTCCAGCGCATTTTGATGGCGGCCGATCTTCGCACGGAGACGCTGCCGCACTACGGGGTGCAGGCGAGCACCTTCGGCGAGTTCCTGAGCGACGAGCGGACGCGGGCCTTGATTCCCGAATGGCTGCTGCGCGAGTGGCGCAGTGTGCAGACGGGGCGGCCGTTTTCGACCCGCGCCATGTACACCAGCGCCGATGCCGCCGCCGGATCGTGGGAGCGGCCGTATGCCGAGGCGAACACGCCGCGCGTGGATCAGCAGATCGCGCCGGCCATTCCGTTGAGCCAGCTGGTCGCCATTACGACCCCGATCAACTCGGCCGAGTATCGCTCCTACTATCTGGAGAACGACGAGAGCCAGACCAGCATGGTGCGCGTGGCTGAGGGTGCCGAGGTTCCGCGCGTGAAGCTGACCGGCAGCCAGCACGTGATCAACCTGCTGAAGTACGGCCGCGCGCTCGAGGCCTCCTACGAGGTGTTGAAGCGCCAGCGTGTGGATCGCCTGGCGCTGACGGTGCGCATGATGGCGGCTCAGGCTGAGGCGGACAAGGTTGGGGCGATCATCGACGTGATGGTCAACGGCGACGGCAACAACAACGCGCCGACGACTCACGCGCTGACCACTCTGGACTCGACCGCGACGCCCGGCACGCTGTCCCTGAAGGCCTGGCTGGCTTTCAAGATTAAGTTCGGCAATCCGTATGCCATCACCGGCGCGCTGGCGCAGGAGGCTGTGGCGCTGCAGATGCTTCTGTTGAACACCGGCTCGGCCAACACGCCGCTGGTGGCTGTGCAGCAGCCGAGCGGCTTCGGCGCGTTCACGCAGATCAATCCGGGCTTGCGCGACAGCGTGGCGCTGGGCTGGACGGCCGATGCGCCGTCGCTGAAGATCGTCGGTTTCGACCGCCGCTTCGCCATCGAGCGCGTGGTGGACGTGGGCATGACCATCACCGAGATCGAGCGGTTCATCACTCGTCAGGTGGAAGTGCTGGTTGTGACCGAAGCCGAAGGGTACGCCATCATCGACAAGAACGCGATCAACGTTCTGAATGTGAACGCCTAGCGTTGAGGAGGCGGATGTGGGCACGACTAATTTCGATGCGGTAGTGGCGGCGAGTGTGGCGGCGGCTATCGGCTTTCCGACGGCGGCGCGGACGGCGACGGCCGCGCCCGGCGGGACGACCGGTGTGATCGCCGACGCCGGCATGCTGCAGTTTGTGACGGTGGCCAGCGACAACGCGGCCAAGGTTATCACGCTACCGACGCCGACGCCGGGCACAATCGTCATCTTGCGCAATGGCGCTACAGGTTACGAATTGCGCTCCAGCGACCCGGCGACAGTGGCCATCAATGGCGGAGCCGGCGCGGACGCGGAGTCGGCTATCGCCGCCAATGCGATGGTGATCGCCGTCTGTACGTCGGCCACGACCTGGCAGGCTATCAGTCTGGCCGGGACGACGCTGGCGGCGGTGGAGGCTGCGGCGTAATGGATATCATCCGCGTGCGGGTGGCCGAGCCGGAGAGCAATCGGGTGGCGTTGTGGGAGCGCCACCCGGCCCATCCACACGGCGAGGTGTGGCTGGCCGGCGCTGGGGAGTACGACGTTGCGGCTACTCCGGCGGTGATGTCGCGGCTACGGAACGGCACCCTTGTAAAGGTGGACACCGTAGCCGCGCCCGCGCCGGAGCCGGTGTCGACCGGCGAGCGGCCGAATCCGGAGGATGACCCGCAGGTCGAGAGGAGCGTGCCGGGCAAACAAAAGGCGCGCGGCCGGAAGAGCGGCGTGCATCCCGACGAGGAGCCGAGCGAGGAGGCGTCAGTCATCACTACTGTTGCAGGTGACGGCGCGCCGTCGAGCCGGCCGCAGCGCAAGGCGCGAGGGAGTTAGATGGCGATCCTGACCTCGGCGGATTACCCGGCGATTCGGGCGGCTTTGGACGTTGGTCTCTCGGATGGGCAGCTGTCGGACGCGACGATTGGGCAGGACATCTTCGTCGGCGCGGCCGAGGCGGAACTGCTGCGGCGGGTCCCGGACGCGGCCAGTATGGTCGGCGAGGACCTGAAGCGGGTGAAGCGGGCGCTGGTGTGGTTGACGGCAGCCCTGCTGGCGCACTCGGTGGTGCGGATTACCAGTTTGAGCGTTCAGACGCGGGATCTGTCGTACAGCCGGCAGACGTTCGACCCGGACGAGAAGGCGGCCGAGTTGCGCGCGCGGGCGGAGACGGAGATCGCGGCGTTGGTCGCGTCGGAAACGACGGAGGCGACGATGCCGACGATGTTCACGCTGGCGGGCAGCGGCTGGAGCCGGAGGTGAGTGGGGCGTGATCAGCATCGAGATTTCATCTCTGGATGATGTGGCCGCCGCGCTGGCGCAGCTCGAGGATTTGCCGGCGTATCTGAACACGCCGTTCGTGGAGTGGGGCGAGGCCACGCTAATGAACAATCTGTGGGGCATGAAGAACTATGCCCCACCCCCGCCGAACTCGACGTATCAGCGCACGGGCCAGCTGGGTACGGACTGGGATGTTCACGGGATCGCCGATAGCCAGGTTTTGTTTGTGAACTGGCACGAGGCGGCCGAGTTGGTGGTGGGCGAGAATCAGGCCTGGATGCATGAGGGGCGTTGGTGGAAGGCCATCGACCGGATTGAGGAGCAGGCTGAGAAGGCGATTTCGATGCTGATTGAGCGCCTTAACAAGTGGCCGAACTAGGCTATGGCAGACTACACCGTTTCGGACGCGCTGGTGGCGTTGAAAGAGATTCTGATGACGGCTTCGGCCGTTGGGCAGTCGCCTCTGGCCGGGGGGTATGTGCTGCCGGATGACGCGGCGACCGGCGTTTTGCCGCAAGTGCTGCCGCTGCCGTGCATCACGGTCAGCGAGGTTTACAACACGCCCAATGACTGGACTCGGAAGGCCGAGGGCACCGGACTGAATACGTGGAAGGCGGAGGTGCTGCTGTTCGTCGCTCCGGGGCCGCTGACGGTGTTGAACGCGGCGACGGCGGCGGCGATGCTGAAGACGCGGAACTGGGCCAAGGCGTTCGCGGATCGGCTGAATGCGAACCAGTCGCTGAATGGGAAGGCGCTGGTCATTGGCGAGCACACGGGCGGCAACCGGAGGCTCTTTCGCTACGGGATCGGCCACGTCTTTCTGGATGCGACGAAGGAGTATTGGGGGATGCGGCTGGAGTTGGCGATTCAGCAGCGGCATACGCAGCAGATGAGCGCATAGGAGAGAAGGAAATGGAAGGGAAGGATTTGTGGATTTACATCGGCAAGGGGGCCTTCATTGACGGCATTCCGGCCCGGAATCTCACTCAGCATGATTGGGACAGGCTGAACGAGGATGAGCGGTCGGCCGTGGAGAACCAGGGGTTGTATCGACGGGCGGCGCGGCCGAAGGTCGAGGAAGTGAAGCAGCCGGAGAAGCAGCCGGAGAAAGAGGCGGGTAAGAACGCGGCCGCAGAGCGTGCCGTCGAGGTCAAGGGGAAAAAGGAGTAGTGAGAGATGGCCGAGATTCCATTTGAGGCATTGTTATTGGGACTGGAGAGCACGTCGGGAACCGGAGTCGCGCCGACGCATTATGCCAGTATGGTCGGCTCGTTGAAGCCGGTGAAGGAGCGGTACCGGCCGGACGAGGCCAGGGGCACGCTGGTTGAGGCGTATCGCTCGAAGGTAGCTCGTGAGTGGAGCGAGTGGTCGGGCGAGGGGCCGCTGGATGTGTACCTGCTGCCGGTTCTGCTGAATATGTGCGTGACCGGCAACATGACGAGCCAGCCGACGACGCCCGGCGGCGCGACGAACGCGCGGCTGTGGACGTTCAAGCCGACGATCAACGCCAATGACCTGAAGACGGCGACGATCTTCTGGGGCGACCGGAACGTGCAGATGTTCCGTGGCCGCTTCGGAACGCTGGACGAGCTGACGATTACGGCCGATGCCTCGGGCACGGATGGCTCGAAGATGTCGGCCAGCGGCCGGACGCAGATTCAGGATTACGAAGAGTACGACGTCTCAGCGATCTCGAAGGACAACCCGGCCGAGGTGACCATCGGCACGCACTCGCTTCTGGCGGGCGATAAGGTGCGAATCGTCGGCGGTGAGATGGTGGAGCTGCACGATCTGGTGTTCACTGTGGCGAACCCGACGGGCACGACCGTTGAACTGGCGGGGATCGATTCGACCGGATATACGACCTACGTGGGGGGCGGCACGCTGGAGAAGGTGGCGCCGGCGTTCCCGTCCATCCTGACCGCGCCGCTGATCTCGGGGCCGGGGATGCAGATGTGGCTGGATACGTCCTCGGCGATTGGGTCGACGGAGATTTCGGGCCGGCTGATTTCGGCCGAGCACGTGATTCCGGTCAACTACGGGTACAAGCACCTCGCCGTCGGCCCGGCCGGCGCGAAGACGTACTCGCGGGTCGGCCGCAACAAGCGCTCGATCACGACTCGCGTGACGCTGGAACTGTTCGACATGGATCAGTATAAGTTGTTCCAGAACGAGACAAACACCAAGCTGCGAATCCGGCACAACGGAGACTTGATCGAGGCCGGCTTCTACCACTACGTGGAAGTGGACACCTACGGGCCGTTGAACTTCACGGATTGGGGCGAGTTGGAAGGGACGAACCGGACGCTGACGCTGGAAATACAGAGCCAATATGACGCGACGCTGGGGGCGGACTTCAGCGTGAAGGTGCAGAACGACCGGGCGACGCTTTAGTACGATTGCAATACATTCCGTGAGGGAAGAGTATGGAAAGGCCTCGAATTCGAGGCCTTTTTGTTGAGATTGTACGATGATCAGAATGTCGATGAGCATCATTGATTAAGTTCTGGATGGACTATATCAATTATAATTGACAGATCGAGTTCAAATGATCTATTATCCGGTTCCCTCAATCGAAATGAGCGCCCGGCAACATCGAGGGCGGGTGTCGAAAGTGCTAACTGGGCAAACAACCAATATGAGCGAAGAAAACAATGCCATCGAATTTAATATAGTCTGGGAATCGGATAGACACCTCCAGACGATCTATGCCAATCACTTCTATATCACTCACGCTGGAGACGAGTTCTATTTGATGTTTGGCGAGCTACCGTCTCCAAATATTGCGAATATGGCCCCGGACAAAATAAGAGACTATCTTGGCGACAGTCTTGAGATCAGGCCCTTGGTACGGCTGGCTATCGCGCCTCAAACGATGCTCAGGATAGCCGAGGCCATACAAACGAATGTGTCCAATTACATCGGGAAAAATATCGGTGGTAAGGACGATGAAGAATGAGCACCCTAACTCTAAGAGTTGATCCATTTTCCGGAACCGGCCTAAATAGAGGACATCAGAAGATCGGCGATCTGCCAGCAATCTATCGCCGCAAGACAAATACAACGGCCCGCCCTAAGGTTACTCTGAGCGATGAGTCCAACTCGTCAACCGATACCGATTCAGGGGTCACATATCTTGTAGGACAAGGCGGGATCGACGGTGAATGGAAGCTCTTACAACCTCTCTCCATCGTCATAGAAATTGACGAGGACGGCGATTACATTGTGTCCGACAAAGTGTTCTCTAGATACGGTGTAGGTGCAACTGTGCTGGAGGCATTTAAGGACTTCATATCCGATCTAACCACGTACTACACGATTGTTGCTGAGTCCGCGGCGCACAATCCGGCCGCGGCAGCGTTGTTAGAGGAGATTCAACAGTACCTTCAACGAGCAGATGGCTAAATACGTCTCAAATGTTTACATCGAAACAGATTTTACGCACTTTGCGCACCAAGTTTAAATTTACCGACGTTAAAGGAAAGTATGCAGATATATACGTTACGCTTGAACTCCCTGGAGTTCGGCCAGTTGTAACAAAGGTTTCACATCCTAAGTCCCAAAGAAAAACTGTCGGGAAACCCCTTGAGAACCTGATGGCAAAGCAGTTGCGCGTTGAGACACAGTACTTCCGTAACATGATCGGATGCACGCGCAGTCAGGAAGAGTATTATGAGCGACTCAGGTCAGAGCAGTTCCCGCCTGTCGAGTAGGTTCCCTGCGAAGGAAGAGTATGGAAAAGCCCCTCGAAATCGAGGGGCTTCTTGTTTATTGGGGGCTAACCCACACCCCTCACGCCCGTGAGAGCAACCCATCGGCCGCAGGTTTCCGGTTCATCTGACGGTGTCTACCGTACCTGGGCGTTTAACGACTCGATCTATGTAGTATCGCTTTGACGAGTTATTAATCATGTTTTTGATAATCTCTGAAGTACGCGTTTTATGGGCGGGTTCTTGATGTTACGAGGGATAATGGGCAAATCACCTTTTTGTAAGGCAGCAATATCCGGATCGTTTTCTCCTATCTCCCATGCGGACCGAATAATCAACTCATGCTTTCCAATTGCATAATCCCAATCCGGATCAGGAAACTCTGTTTCCGAGATGTATTGTGCAGGTAGGAGGACATACCTTCCCACACTTTTATAGTTCTTCAAAAAACCATCTAGATTATCGGAGTTCTGTGGCTCCATTGTATGAACCCGACTAACCAGATGTAATTGGTTGCCCTTTGATGGCCTAATAGCATTAAGGTTAGTAGAAATCATCATTCTGTAATTAGCTTTTTTTCTTCTGTTAATCCCCCTAATAATCGAGATTCGCAACTGATCCTCTTCGTCAACACTGCCAAATCTGTCTATCCACTTTCTGAAAATATGTTTGGCTGGCTCTATATTCTCGAAGCCAAGGCCCAAAATCAGTACATCTTCAGGCAAAAAACCGAAACTGATTGCGGTCCATTTTGCCCTATCCCAAAGCGGAATGTTAATAAGCGAAATTATCTTGCGATCTTTGTGTTTCAAATTATCGATTGCGAATGAGGACTCAGGAATTTCGCCTTTTCCTAATTCCAGAGTCCATTCCTCTCTTTCATCTATGCCCTCTGCTTCTAAGTGATGATCCCACGGGAGACTACGTTTCATGGGATAATCGATATCGCTTTTATCATCTTTCCAATCGGAAAGGCGGAATCTAGGCGAACTTCCGATCATATTCACAACCGCAATGTCAATGTCTGTAATAAGCATTGCTCGACCAATGCTATGCTCGCTTTTGGCTAGTCGCTCCGTGAATGAATCAGTATCAACAACCACACCAATTTGAAGAGTTGTGTGAAGTAGAAAGTCCAGTAGCCATGCACTGAAGTCGCCCCTCTCATCCTGATTAGTCCGTCTTAATGTCCGGGGATGCCTAATGCTTATGGTTTGGCCAGTAGCCGTTTCATCGGTTTCAAACTTTGGCAAGCCGGCAAGGAAATCAGATGGTTCAATCGAAATATGCAATTCAGAGCGATACGGCAATATTACACTTTCAAGGCTCGTTGCTAATAATGCTTCAAGCGCCCCTAAGATCGTTTCGGCCAAATATATCGAGGTATGGTCATTGAATGCGTGAATTGACACCTCGCAACCGAGTACATTCGAGCGAAGAGTAACCTTCTTGCTCAAGAGCAAGTCAGGTTGGTACAACAAGTCGCGGCTGGCAGGTTGATTACGCCACCTTATGAATAAGTCACAAATTTCTTCAGGGCTGTCGTTCTCAGAAATGATATTCTCTGAACGCAGGTATTCCTCATATCCCAGTACATACAACAGCGCCATCCGTGAGTAGGAAAGTTCCGCTCGCTCCAAGACTGACGGTAAGAAGTTGAGCCATTTTGAATCCCATATGCTTAGCCTCAAGAACTGTATCGCTAAGACCTGATCCTGAATAGTCCGTTCATTTATGAACTTCTCTTGTTTCTCCTCATTTAGGAGCAAGGATTTTGCCAACAATGAAGCTACTTCTATCCATTCAAGAACGTGAGGGATGCGACCCAGTTGTAACTCCAACCAAATTATCCTTTGGGTGAGGGCAAGTGTCTGCGGCAAGAGTTTTCCATATTTATGGTATGCTGACCAAGAAGAGTTGATAGCAATAAGGAGATTTGAACGTGCTGCCCATAATAATCCAACTCTTTCATACGCAGCTCCACAGGCAGCAACTGACATAATCCACTCCTCCATATGCTCCTCCACGGCCAATTCCTGTTGGGACTTTCCGAGGAGCCTGATAGCATCGTAATTCTTACCTGCTAGCAATTTTTGATACCCACGTGTAAGATGCAATTCTCCGGCTACGCTATCACCTGTTCTACGCTTAATGAATTCCTCGACCTCTTCCATCAATTCATCGTACTTAGCGTGAGACGCCAGAATCATTCCTAGCTCTTGAATGATATGAATTGTCGAGATAACAGGGTACTCGGCCAGCCCTTGGCTCTTCTTTAAAATACTTCCAAGCTGAGTGAGGATACCATTCACTCCTCGTCCCTTTGCCAACGCCTCGGCTAGTTCCATGAGTAATTTGATTGTGCGTGCATGATGTGCATTATTCGGACGTTGGGAGCTCATTGCCAGGCGGTTGAGTTCGGCTTTAGCTGTCCTAGTACGTTTCGATAATTTTCTCCTGCTTGTACCGGGCCGGCCCCGCTGGACTTCAACATGAAGAAGTTGCCATAGATTGATCATCAGTTCGATATCAGTTGTCTGATTACTGCCTACTGCCAACTCCTCGACTCGTTCATACAAATTGTCAAACAACTCAATATCGCCGTACCACCAATATGCTGTCCAAGCTCTATTGTAAGCAATACGTAACATCTGCTGCCGATGTCCAACTTTCATGGCAACATGCTCAGCACGTTCGAACCTAGCTTCGATCTCCATCCGAGAAAGTTCAAGCCCACGCGCAAGCAGTGCCACTTGCAAGCAGTCTTCCGCGAGTTGATACCTAACCCCCTTGTATCTCTCAGGGTCATTGATGCGCTCCTCGAGTTCCTTCATTTCTGCTTGACGTTTTGTGTCCTGTGATCCCAACTCCCTCTTCGATAATTCACCGAAGCCTTCTATATGGAGCGATTCAATTGCAAGTCGTAACCGCTCGTGCTCGAAGACGCACTTTACGATCCAATTTCGATCAAGTACCCGAACATCTATGCTGAACTCTCGGGACAAGGCATCTTCAACTTCAGCTCGGGTGCTGTCCTTTACAAATTGATTTGTTATGAAATAAACAAGCTTGTAGCTTCGATTAGTCTTGGCGATTTTCTCGACGTCAGACCGAACCTTTGATCGCCAGTCTTTCTTGGCGCTGAAGGCAAATGCCCACCGTTCTTGACTAGCTTCCCTACCAACCCCCTCATACCACCCTAGCGCAAGCTCGTCCGCAACCGGGTAAGTCTCGGTATCCACTTTACTGTCCCCTCCACCAGTCGACCCGGTTTGAGGTATCAGGTTTGGACAAATTTCCTTTTCTGCCAATCTTCTGCAAAAGTGTTCGAATTCAATTTCTTGTTTTCGATGAGTAAGGGTTTCTAAGTGGTATTCGAAGCTCACTTGTGTCAATTGAAGTGTAGTTGAGACCCTAGTATCAGAAAAAAGTTCGGGTCGCCGAGCGCGCATGAAGTCTGAGGGACGCCACTGCGATCCCTGTTGGTGTTCAACATCATGCGATGATGCTTCTTCAGGTAAACTGGTTTTCGACATATTAGATCAGCCGCACTGCACACGCCTATGGGAGCATCGCCGGGGTGCTTTATGTTGGCGCGCAAACGGATTTGTTAGTTCGTTTCGAAGCCGTGCGCAGCCAGGAAGTAGCGGCTGCAACTGGCGGTGTTACTAAACAGGTTGACGCTGAAGGGTAGCTCGGCGTTAGCGTCGACCTCCCCTTGGTCTGTGAAGGAACTGGGGGCAGCGATGGGCACCAGGTCGTCGTCGAAGCAGATGGCAGCGCCCTGAACAAGGTCCAGCGGGGCGTCGTTGGAGTTCAGCAGTATGCCGACGATATTGTTGCCGACGATATTGTGCTCAAGGACTTCGAGGTCGCGACGGGCAAGAAAGACGCTAGGGGCGTCTTGGGCTGTAACGCGGTAGTCGATGGTGGCGCCGTCCAGGTCAGTGTCCATGAACCCGACTGTACCGAAGGCGACGCTTCCAGGGGGCACGTAGGATGGGGCGAAGAGAAGCCCGGAGCCGGTGCCTAGGACGCCGCCGGCTTCGTCACGGGCGGTGGCAGAGATTTCGACGTTGTAGACGGGGGCGTCGACGTTGTTGCGGACGACAACGGAGATGCTACCGAATTCACTGGGCTGACCTTGGGCAATCACGGAGAGGCCGGGACCACCAGCGGGCAGATCGTCGGGGGTTATGTTGGCTGTGGCGAGGTAGGAAGTGGGTTCGATTGCGGCCGCGGGCGCTGGGGTAGGAGGCGGCGGTGCCGTCGGGGCGACTTCAACGAGGCGGGTGACCTCCACCTCAATCTCGACGAGGCGGGTGACTTCTACTTCAATCTCAACCAAGCGGGTAATTTCGATTTGCTCGGCTTGGGGGGCGGCCGTGGGCTGTCCGCCGCAGGCGCTAAGAAGATGGGTAGCGAGAGCGATTAGGGCAATGCGTTTCAATGGGAGCCTCCTGTTTGTATCGGATTGGCTCGGCCACGGGAACACGCGGCGGAGTATGAGGCGGACTATAAATGATAGGGTCTATCTGGTCAATCGTTTTGGCGAGGCGCGGCCGATGTGGATGGCGTGGGCTTGGTGGGCAGGGCGGTCCCGGCTGGATGTGGTTACCATGTACACTAGAGACGCGCGGGTTTTCATTCGGCCGGGGGATGAGATCTGGCGGAATAGCGGGGATTGCGAGTTATAATGTGCGGAAGGGGTTGAAGTGTCGCGGTTTTGGTGGAGTTTGTTTTGTGCAAAAGGAGTGAAACAAAATGACCGATGCATTATTGAGGTTGATTATGCTTGACGTAGAGGAAGGGATCAGGAAGAGAAGCTATTCGGGATACACGGATGAAGCAGTTCTCTCGCATAAGCAATATCTACTCGACAGCGGGCTGGCAAAGGGAAACCGGCAACGCGGCGATGATACCGTGAAATCTGTTATTCTGACCGGCTTGACCGAACGTGGAAAAGAGCTTCTGAGCACGTTGGGTTGATGTTAACAACGGTCGCTGTCAGCACACTTTCTGTGATAGATTTCTTGACAAGGAGTGGATTGCTTTCAGTCGATTATGGGAATTAAGAGGAGGCCCCTGAGCGATCAGGGGTCTCTCCGTTTTAGCGGACGGGGAGACCAAGGTCGGGCCGGACTTCTTGGATCATCTGCACAATTACTGTTCGAAGTCGGGGTAGATGTTGAAGAGGTCGGCTCTCGAAGACTTCCTGTGAACATCTGTTCACATCGGCCGCGTGTACAGGAGTGCTCGAGTGACCTATAATATTAGCAATTGAATTTGCCTCGCGGAGAACCCGCGAGTAGCGACGTGAAACGACCGGACACACGCCGCGCTGACATGTAGTAGTCAGCGCGGCGTTTTTTATTTCCGGCAAAAGGGAGAAACAAAACGATGGGACTTTTGGTAGACAGAAACACGCCGCCGGTTGCCGTGAAGTTCGGCAACGACCCCGATGACGAGCAAGAGGTGAACACCGTCTTCGTCAAGGCCAGATTCACACTGGGGGACACGATTCAGATCGAGGAGGCCAGCCTGCGACTGGAGGTGGCCCAGTCCGATGACAGCAAGGACGGAGAGCCGCAGGCCTTTCGCGTGCCGGTATCCACCATCGGTCAGATGGTGGCCGCTATGCGGCACGCCGTGACGGGCTGGGAGGGGCCGATGTTCAAGGATCACCGCTATCGCCGGAGCATCTGGAACGACATCGACATCGCGGAGAACGAGTGGTGGATTCGCAAGGTTCACAAGCGGATTGACGAACTCAACACGCCGCGTACCGATGACCCGAAGCCGGCGAAAAGCCCAAACGCCAAGTAGCTGCGGCCGAACCAACGCCGCGCGAGAAGTACCTGACGCGAGTTGAGAACCGATGGCTGCGTCGCTTGCAGGGCTTGCTGCCGGCGGGGACGGCGAGTGGCGAATTCGACCTGTACGTGCTGATGGCTACCCGATACCGCTGGACGCCCGAGCAAGTTAACGCCTTGACCCCGGATTTCCTGGAGGAACTGCTTGCTTATCAGGCGGCTGAGGCGCGGTGGGAAGAGGAAGCAGCGGAAGGAATCTGAGCGCAAGGCCAGGGAGGCCAGAGCGAAGGCCGGACGATAGTTATGGCTGCTGAACTGGCAATCATCGCCAAACTGCAGGACGACGCATCGTCCGGCATTCGCTCACTTCGGGGGGAAGTTGAGGGACTGGGGGACTCCGGAGGAATTGCGGCGAAGGGGTTCCAGACGCTGCAGAGTGTGGGGACGGCGTCGATTGTTGCCATTGGCGTGGCCGTGGCTGCGGCCACAGCGGCGGCCGTGTCGTTCGTCAAGTCGGCAATTGACGCCGGCATCGAGTTTGAGTCGGCCTTCGCGGGCGTGGTCAAAACCGTTGATGGAGTAGCCGATGCCAGTGGGGCTTTGACTGAATTGGGGCAGCAGTTGCGGGATGAGTTCCGGCAACTGGCTTTGGAAATCCCCATTGCGGTTACGGAACTAGCCAGGATCGGCGAGTTGGGCGGACAACTCGGCGTAGCCTCCGGTGATCTCATCGCCTTCACAGAACTGATTGCCAAGCTGGGAGTGACAACGAATCTCTCCACTGAGGAAGCGGCGATGTCGTTTGCCCAGTTGGGGAACATCATGCAGTCGTCTCAGGACGATTTGACGCGGCTCGGCTCGTCCATCGTGTGGTTGGGAAACAACTTCGCAACCACTGAGGCGGAGATCGTGGAGTTCACATCACGCATCGCCGGTGCGGGCGCGATAGCCAATATGTCGGAAGCAGACCTGGCCGGTATCGCCGCCGCGTTTGCTTCGGTTGGCGTAAGCGCAGAGGCAGGCGGTACGGCCGTGCAGAAGGTCATCCTGGACATGAACACGGCCGTGGTTTCTGGGGGTGCTCAACTTGAGCTTTACGCCAGGACGGCCGGAATGACTGCGCAGGAGTTCGCGCAGGCGTGGCGAGAAGACGCGGCGGGGGCGTTTATAGCGTTCGTGGAGGGGTTGGGGCGCGCCGGCGACCAAGCCATCCTGATCCTGAAGGAGTTGGGGCTGACGGATGCTCGATTGACGCGCGGCTTCCTGTCGGTGGCCAACGCCGGTGAACTACTGCGAGAGGCGGTCGAGGGCAGTAATCAGGCGTTCCGGGAGAACATGGCGCTGGTGCGGGAGGCGGCACTGCGGTTCCAGACGGTCGAGAGCCAGATGCAGTTGTTCCGCAATGTCATTAACGACGTCAAGATTTCGCTCTATGACGCACTGCGGCCGGCGATTGGGGCGATCATCGCCGCGCTGACACTGTTCCTCACGTCGGTGGCCCCCCAGGTTCGCGAGGTATTTCAGGCGATAGGCGGGGCCGTCAACGAACTGGTGACGGCTCTGCTGAAGGGGGAGTCTCCTGTTCTGGCTCTGGTCGACGCGCTTTACATGCTTGGCGCAGGGCTTGGCATGCCGATTGAGAGGCTTGAAGCGATACGACAAGGCGTTCTGAATTTCATTTCGGGTGTCAGCAGAGTTTTGGGGCCTATCGCGCAGGCTATCACCTCATTTTTCTCGTGGAAGGATGTGCTGGTCGCGCTGGGGGTTGCTATCGCGAGCGTGGTTATTCCGGCGCTAATTGCCATCGTGCAGTTCGCCGCGCCCATTGTGGCGGTGTTTGGAGGGCTGGTGCTGGCAATCGCAGCCGTGCGGAATGCGTGGGAGGCGGATTTCCTGGGTATCAGGACGGCTGTAGAGGGCTTTGTCCAGAATGTTTTGAAGCTGATCGAAACGCTGCGGGCCACGAATTTGGACGATTTTTCGCGCCTCTTCAACGAGCTGCCGCCGCTATTCCAGGAGGCCGCGCGGGCATTGGTGAATCTGAAGGACGCACTGCGAATCGCTTTGGATGGTATTAGGGCTTTGCTCAGCGGCGATACGGCGACGGCGATGGAGGCGTTTCGCTCGGCATGGGAGAAGGGCTGGACTGCCATCGTCGGCTTTGTGCAGAATGCGGGGGCGCAGATCGGACAGGCTTTGCAAGGGTTGTGGCAGGGCATTGTGGCGTGGTTCCAGAGCGTGGACTGGGGCGGTCTGGCGCGGGACTTGATCGAGAGGTTCCTGAGCGGGATGGCGGCGCTGGGGCAGGCGCGGGCTGACCTGTGGGCGTGGATTCTCACTGCGCTGACGAATTTCATCAACAGCGTCGATTGGGCGCAGATCGGCTATTCGCTGGTTGACCTGCTGGGCAAGGGGATTCTGGGAGCCGTTGGGCTGATCGCGACGGCCGTGGCGGGCATCGTTACCTTCATCTGGAATTTCATCACCGGCACGAACTGGATCGAACTGGGAATCAACCTGGTCAACGCCGTGATAGATGGCTTGGGTTCGTTCGCTAGCGGTGTAGGCGCGAAGCTGGCCGAATGGCGTCAGGCCATCTTCGACTGGGCCGGCGCTGAGGACTGGAGCGGCGTTGCCGAGAAGATTTCCACGATGGTCGGCGAGAAGCTAGGAGAGATGAGAGACGCGATTTCCGGCAAGCTCAACGAGTGGCAGACTGCGATCTTCGACTGGGCCGGAGCAGAGGACTGGAGTGGCGTTGCGGCGCACATTGCCGAGAACATCGGCGAGAAGCTGGGTGAGGCGGGGGACGCGATCTCCGGCAAGCTCAACGAGTGGCAGGCGGCCATCTTCGACTGGGCCGGGGCTGAGGATTGGCAAGGGGTTGCTGATCATATTGCCGAGAACATCGGTGAGAAGCTGGGCGAGGCCGGGAGCAGTGTCACCGCGACGCTCAGCAATTGGCAGAGGGCTATCTTCGATTGGGCGGGGGCTGAAGATTGGAATGGAGTGGCAACGCACATTGCCGAATTGGTAGGTTCGGCTTTGGGAGATGCGGCCGGTTCTATTGTTTCGACTTTGGATAGCTGGGAGCAGGCTATCTTCGACTGGGCTGGAGGAGCGGATTGGGGGGACGTGTCGGAGTCTATCGCCACCCTGGTGGGCGACTCTCTGGGAGAGACCAGCGACAAGGTTACAGGCAAGCTGAGCAGCTGGATCACGGCGTTCACTGACTGGGTCAACACGGTCGACTGGTATCAGGTCGGCTATGACATCATGTACAAGATTACCGACGCCTTCCTGGACTTTAAGACGGCCGTCACAGTGAAGATCGCGGGCTGGCTGACCGACGTCAAGACTGAGACAGAGGGATACGCCTGGTACGAAGTGGGAGCCTACATCCTGCTCAAGATCGCCGAGAGCGCCGCCGGAGCGGTGACGGACTGGGTGCAGGCGGTGAGCGCCTGGGTTGGCAACATCGGTTCAGCCATCACGCAACATCTGGGTAACTTGGCCCAGGTCGGCCGCGACATTGTGGCTGGAATTGCGGCCGGTATTTCGGCGGCTGGGGACCTCATTCAAGGCGCTATCGCCGGCGTGGCTGCCGGCTCTGAGCCAGCAGCCCGACAGGCCGTCGGCGCGCAATCGCCCGCGCGCAAGCTCATTCCCGTTGGTATGGATATCAGCGCCGGTATTGCGGTCGGTATCACGCAAGGGGCGGGGGCCATTATCAGCGCGATTCACACCGTGGCGGACGCGACGCAGATGGAATCGGCGAAGGCATTCGGCGAGGCGATGGCGGCTGTGGCGAAAGGGATTGCGTCGGCGCTGAGCGCGGCGCTGGACGTAGGTTCGTTCTCCGGGTTGGGGTCGGGGTTCGGCGCGGCCATGCAGCAGATCGCGGCGGCTATGGCCGTGATGGTCGGCGCTGTGGCTTCGGCCAATACCTACAGCCAGGAGGCGCTGGAGGAGCTGTCGGCGTTTCTCGAGGTGGTGGGGGAGATCGGCGCGGTGCTGAACTCGGTGCGCGACGCGACGGGGGTGGTGATGAATTTCCAGCCGCCACCGCTGAATATCGTCACGCTGGCGTTCGAGCGGATGGCGGGTTATCTGGCGGTGATGCTGACGGTCCTGAACGGGCTGACGCTGGAGACTATCGGCGTCGTGTCAGAGTTGGGCGACTTCATCGACGTGGCGACTGAGTTGGGGACGCTGATGGTGTCGATCCATTCGGCCGTGGGCGCGGCGATGAACTGGCAGCCGCCCCCGCTGAATATCGTGGCCACGGCCGTGGGGGTGATGGCGCAGCACCTGGCGGCGGTGATGACCGCGTTCTTTGAGGCCAACCGCTTCGGCCTGGGGGGGCTGGCGATTTTGACCGAGTTCGCCGGGACGGCCGCGGCCATTGCGGAGATGGTGGGGCCGGCCGTGGGCGCCATGCACGACCTGAATGCCTTCGGGTCGGTGCAGCTGGACAGGTTCCACGAGGGCGTGGCGCAACTGGCCTATACGCTGCAGATCGTGATGCAGGCGTTTAATCAGGCGAACACGTTTGGTTCGCTGGTGCTGGGGCAGATCTCCGACTTTGCCGATACGGCCGGCGGGATTGCCGAGATGGTGGGGCCGGCGATTCTGGCCATGCACGAGCTGGACGCCTTCGGCGCGGTGCGGCTGGACACGTTCCACGAGGGTATCGCGCAACTGGCTTATACGCTGCAGATCGTCCTGCAAAACTTCGTGCGGGTGAATACTTTCGGTTCGGCCGTGCTGGGGCTGGCGCGGGAGTTCGCCGAGGCTGCGGGGGCGGTCGTGGATGTGATCGCGCCGGCCATCGAAGGGATGGACGAGTTGAACGCCTTCGGCGCGGTGCGGCTCGACAGGTTCCACGAGGGCGTGGCGCAACTGGCCTATACGCTGCAGGTGCTGGTGGGGGCGTTCGTGCGGGCCAACAATTTCGGCTCGGCGATGCTGGCGCAGGCGCGGGATTTCGCGGAGACGGCGGGGGAGATCATCGACGTGGTAGGGGAGGCTATCGAGGTGATGGGGCTGCTCTCCGGCTACGCAAGCAGCACACAGCAGCTCGGGGCGGTGATTCAGGCGTTCGCGGCAGATCTGCTGGTGTTGTTGAACACGCTGGTGGGTGCGTTCGCGGCGGCAGCGGCGGCGGCCGGCGGCGCGGTGGCGACTGCGGCCGAGTTCGCGGGGCACGCGGAAGACATCATTGACGTGGTGGAGCCGGGGATTGAGGCGCTGTTGGCTATCGCCGGATTCGAAGCGGTAGCCGGGATTCGTGTGGCGGCTATGGCGTTTGCGAACCAGCTGGTGGCTGTGCTGGCTGAACTTGCCAGCGCGTTCTCTCAGGCAGCCGCAAGCGCGGCTGAGGCTATCGAGGAAGCGGCTGAGTTTGCGGGGCATGCCGAGGACATCCTCGACGTGGTGGAGCCGGGCATTGAGGCGCTGGCGGCTATTGCCGGATTCGAGGCGGTGGCTGCGATCCGGGTGTCAGCTATGGCGTTTGCGAACCAGCTGGTGGCCGTGCTGGCTGAACTTGCCAGCGCGTTCTCTCAGGCAGCCGCAAGCGCGGCTGAGGCTATCGAGGAAGCGGCTGAGTTTGCAGGGCATGCCGAGGACATCCTCGACGTGGTAGTGCCGGGGATTGAAGCCCTGGCGGCGGTGGCGGTTTATGTTCCGGCGTCCGGAATCGGAGCGGCTGTGCAGACGTTCGCAGCCGATTTGATAGCCGTCATTCTCGCTCTCACAAACGCCTTCCAGCAGGCGGGCATTCTGGCGAATCAAGCAGTGGTTGAGGCGGGGGAGATGAGCGGGGCGCTGGAAGATATTGTGTCGGTCGTCGAGCCGGCCGTGGAAGCGGTGGTGGCGCTTGTCGGGTACACGACCGTTGGCGGCTTGCAGGCGAACGCGCGGCAGTTCGCGGCCGATCTGGTCATCGTCGTACAAACGCTTGTGGACGGCCTGTCGCAGGCCGGACTGCTGGCGAATCAGGCGGTGGCCGAAGCGGGCGAGATGGCGAAGAGCATCGAGGACATCTTGAAGGTGGTGGAGCCGGCGCTCCACCCCGACAAGGGCGCGCTCTCGCTTATCGCCAAGTACGTGAGTCAGGGCGGGCTAGTGCAGAAGGCCCAGCAGTTTACGACTGACCTGATCAATGTAACGCAGATTCTTGTCACCGGGTTGACGACATCGGCCTTGGCGGCCGGGGTAGCGCTGACGAAGGCCGGTGAGATGGCGAAGAGTATTGAGAGCCTGTTTGATGCGCTGGACCCGGCGATGACGGCCATCGGGAAGCTCGCGGATTACGCCAGCGCGGCAAACCTGCAGCAGAAGACGCAACAATTCACGGCCGATCTGGTTGCCGTCGCCACCATCCTGGTGGCCGGATTGACCCAAGCCGCGAATCAGCTTGGGGCTGAGGCGGTTTCCGCAGCGCATGCGTTCGCGCAGGCCGTCTCGTTGATGGTGAGCCGCGTTCAGGCTGTCGTCGAGGCACTCGCCCAGTTCGGCGGCATGGCTACACCGAACATTGAGCCAATCCTTACCTATATCGTTGCCTCGGCACAACAAATTACCGGCGCTTTTGCCCAGGCGGGCGACATCGGGGCGGCCGTTCAGTATGCGGAGTCGTTCCGGCTGAACCTGCTGCAGCTCGTCAATGAGGTGAAGGCGGCCGTTGCGTATTTGATCGCGCTGGCGGGAACGGGGGTGAGCGGATCGGTGGGGGCGGCGCTGGCCGCTATCGCGGCGTCGCTGCAGAACACGGAGGGGCAGTTTGCCGGGGCGGGAGCGAAGCTGGCGACGGCGCTCATCGACGCGCTGCGGGGCGGGATCGACGGCGGCGAGGGGGCCGTGGTGCAGGCGCTGGCCGGTGTGCTGGCGGCGCTCGAGGGCGCCGGGATGGCCGAGGCGCGCGATTTCGACAATGTGGGCGCGGCCATCGATGACGCGATGGTGGACGGCGTGAAGGCGGGCCAGTCGCAGGTGATGGCGGCCGTTGTGCAGGTGGTGGCGGCAGCTGTTGCGGCCGGATTGAGCGAGGCCAAGAAGGCGGCGGCCATCGGTGAAGAGATGATCCGGGCCGTGCTGGCGGAGGTCGGTACAGGTCGGAGCCAGTTGGATCAGGCCGGCGTGGCGGCGGGCGCGGCGCTCATCGATGGCATGGTGCGGGCCATTACGCTGGGGAAGAGCCGGCTGGTGAACGCGATTAAGGACGCGGTGAATTCGGCCGTGGCAGCGGCGAAGGCGGCGCTGGGGATCGCCTCGCCGTCGCGAGTGGCGTTTGAGTTGATCGACAACTTCATGCGAACGGCGGCCGGACGGTTCGGAGACGCGAGCGGACTGGTGACAGCGGTCGGCCGCTCGATTGACGCGACCATGACGGCGGCGATGAAGCGGCTGGAGCAGGTGCGGCTGGATGTGCCGGTGGTGGCGACGGGCAGGGATATTACGAGGACGCTGGTTCCGCCGCCGGTGGTGCATTCGCGGCCGTCGGCCGGGGCGCTGGCCTTCGATGGGGCGGGGCGAGGCGGGACGGTCAATGTCTACGGCAATATTGTGCTGCCGAATGTGTCGAACCCGGTTTCCTTCCTCGAGGAGCTGGATGCGTTGCGAGGTGGCGGCTAATGATTCCGCTGAGTTGGGACGGCAACACGCAGATCAATGACGGCACGACTTTCGCGGCATATTTCGTGGGGCTGGAGTTGGGGCTGCCTAAGAACGACGTCAATCGAGTGCCACGCCACGGCGCGCACCCGCTGCTGGGCGGTATCACGCGGCAGGGGCTGGACTTGATGATGGAGGTGGAGGTGCTGACCGGGAGCGCCGACACGCTGCGGGCGTGGTTCGACAACGAGGACGCGACGCCGAAGCTGTTGGTGGTGACGGATGACAACGGCACCAACGCGCGGTACTGGCAGGCGATGACCGCGGAGCTCATTCCGACGAACTCGCCTTACATCTATCTGGTGAAGCTGGCGGTTCACGGCGATGTGCGGCTGCGGAATGTGACGCCCACTTCGCTGCATTGGGACGTTTCGACCAGCGGCGCGACGTTGGTGGTGAACAACGGCACGGCGGGGGTCAATGACGACGCTTACCCAATTGTCACTTTCACGCCGCGCTCGTATGCAACGGGGAACAACAACTACCGGCGCTTCGTGACGGTTCGCTGGCGGAATACGTCGGCGGCTACTCGGTATTCAGTGGACATCGTCGACGCCGGGCTGGACACGCGGCCGGCGAATACGAACTTCGCCTCGGCCGCAGGGGACGATATTCGGGTAATCGTCGACGGGGTGGAGGCCAACTACTGGCTGGATAACGTCAACACCACGACGACGAAGGTCTTCGTCAATCTGGATTGGCAGCCGATGCAGGAGGCGACGTTAGCGGCGGTCATGGGCACGGGGTCGGTCACGACGATTCGCGTGAATCAGGACATTCTGAACTTCCCGGCCAACGGGCTGTTGGAAATCGACAGCGAGCTATTCACCTACAGCGGCAAAGATAACGGGCTGCGGCAGTTCACGGGGGTGGCACGGGCGGCGAGGGGCACGTCGGCCGCCGCGCATTCGGCCGGGGCGACGGTGCGCTGGATTCAACACGACATCTGGATTGAGTATGGGAGTTCGTCGCTGGCCGCGCCGGAGATCGACGACTCGCTGAAGCCGATGTTCGACCTGTCAACGTCGAGCAATACCTCGTGGGACTACAACGAATTCGACGAGGAGGGAGCCTCGCGCGCTGCGGCGTGGACGTTTGCCAATATCAAGTTCATGACCCGCTATGGTGGGAACCAGACGGCGGCGGCGAACCCGTATGCAGAGATGGGTATTCAGGACGACTGTGCGGATCGCAGCGCGACAGCGATTGAGGCGTACTGGAGCCTGTTTAACCCGTGCGGGATCGTCTCGGCCAATTTCCAGAACGGAGAGTATTACTACAGCCGCGCCGGCTGGACGACGATCCGCGTTCGTTCCAGTGCCAGCGGCGGTTCATATACCAGCAATTACACCGTGCCGGTTTCGGTGAAAGACGCGTGGACAGCGTGGTCGCAAAACGTGGCGCTACTGAGCGGCGCTCGCTATGTGCAGCTCCACATGAGCGGCACTGCAAGGAGCACGAAGCGCACGCGGGTGGAAGTGGCAGACGTGACGCTGACGCTGGACAGCAACTATACCCCGACAGTCACCATCGGCGCGGAGCAGGCGACGTATCGCCTGACGGCAACAGTGACAAATGAGACGACGGACGAAGTGTTCCAGATTGATTTCGGCATGGATTTGGACCAGTCGCTGGAAGTGAACACGGACACGGAAGAGGTGACGTTTCTGGCTGACGGCAGCCCGCAATACCAGGCGCTCACTATCGTGGGGGAGAACCGGAAGAGGATTATGCGTCTGCAGCCAGGGGCGAACACGCTGAAATATGAAGAAGATGGCCTGGTGGACGTGGATATCGATATCGAGTTCGAGCGCCGGTATCGGGCGTAGAGGATTTACGAATTAAGAGATGACTATCGGGCTGGATGGGCATTCGAAGGTAACAGGGCAGAGCGCGTCAGGGCCGCATACGTTGAACCATGCGTGCGGTGGGGTGCAGCGGTTGCTGGTGGTGGTCTTTTCGGGGATGCGCGGGTCGCTGACGCCTTGGACGGCGAGCGTGACTTATAACGGCGTGGCGATGACGCCGGGAGCGGCGGATGGGGTGTCGGGGAGTTCGCGTAATGTGCGGACTGAGGTCTGGTATATGGTGAATCCGCCGGGGGGGGCGGCGTATCAGGTGTCAGTCTCGACGAGCGCGACGATGCAGGCGTATTCCCTGGCGGCGATCTCGCTGACGGGGGTGGATCAGTCGTCGCCGGTCGGTAACACGGGAACGAATGCGGGGAACCAGAGTTATTACGCGGTGGGGTTGGCGACGGCCGTGGCTGATGCGTGGCTGATCGGCGGAGCAGGAATTCGAAACGGAACGCTGGCATGGGCCGAGCAGGGGAGCACGGTGGAGGTCTTCGAGCAGGCGTCGGGGAGCAGCACGACGAATGACCTGGTGGGATGTGGGAATTATCTGGTCTGTGGGGCTGCGGGGTCGTATTCGCTGGAGGCGAATGCGAGCGGCGCGAACTTTGGGGTGATGGGGGGGATTGTGGCGCAGCCGGCGGCGGCAGCTCCGGCGCAATGGCTGGGAGCGGAGTTGCTGGTTCCGGCCAGTGGGATTTGGACATTTTAAGTTGGGAGGTGAGAGATGGCCGGCAGCTTCATTGTGACAGATACGCATGAGAAAGTGAAACGGATTTTGATGCTGATTGAGCAGGCGCAGGGGTTGTCGGCCGAGGTGGTGCAGCAGTGGAACAAGGTCTCGGGGGCATCGAAACTGGGCGGATACCAGTGGCCGGAAGGGTATAGCGAAGAGGATTTTGTGACGGCCATTTCGTCGCTGCAGACGTTGATGCCGGATGTGCTGGGAGCACATGGAACGAATCTTTACAGGCTCAAGACGGCGTTTAGTTAATCAGGAATAGAGGTGAGGGATGCCATCATATAACCCGCCCAAAAAGAACACGGCGTTTGTGATGTATTTGTCGCTGCGGAGTCAGGCGGACGTGCGACTATTTCAGGTGAACCCGACGCTGGCGGCCGGCGACGTGAAGGTGAGCAAGGACGGCGGCGCGTTGGCGAATGTGACGACGCTGCCGACGGTGGTTTCGTCTACCGCGTTGGTGAAGCTGGAGTTGTCGTCGACGGAGATGAACGCCGACAACGTGACGGTGATTTTCACGGACGCGGCCGGGGGGCAGTGGTGCGACCTGGTGATTAATCTGCAGACGGCGGCGGGCCAATTTGATGACATCGCGGCGATTAAGGCGAAGACAGATGCCCTGCCGGCCAGCCCGGCGGCGGTGGGCAGCGCGATGACGCTGGCGACGAACGCGGTGAACGCGGCCGCTGTGGCGACGGATGCGGTGACGGAGATTCAAAACGGACTGGCGACTTCGAGCATGCTGTCAACGGTTGTCGGCTACATCGATACCGAGGTCGCGGCGATTCTGGCGGCCGTGGATACGGAGATCGCGGCGATTAAGGCGAAGACGGATGCCCTGCCCAGCGATCCAGCGGATCAGAGCGCGGTGGAGGCAGCCATTACGGCGGCCGTGGCAGGGTTGAATGATTTGAGCGCGGCGGACGTGAAGTCGGAGGTGGTGGACGCGCTGAGCGTGGACACCTACGCCGAGCTTTCGAGCGTGCCGGCGGCGACGGCCAGCCTCGTTGAGAAGGTGAATTGGCTTTACATGCTGGCCAGAAACAAGCGGGTGACCTCCGGCACGCAGGACAAGGTTCGCAATGACGCCGATTCGGCCGACGTGGGGACGGCGGCGCTGAGCGACGACGGTACGAATTTCACGCGAGGCGAATACAGCTAATGGCGATTGATTCGGCCGACAAGCGCCGTTCGGTGCAGGGCTATGCCGGAGTGTTTGCGGTTATTCCGCCGCTGCCGGATACGGCCGTCGATGAGAATGACCGCAAGCACGCGGCCGGCATCTATCGCGGCAGCCTGATCGCGCAGGCGATCTTCTCGCTGCTGGAGCCGGCGGGTGTCTCGATCCTGTTCCTGATTGGGGACATCAACGGCCGGGTGCTGACGGAAATCAATCCGTATGTGCATCGGGTGTCGTGGCGGCACAATGCCATCGGTTCGACGGTCTTCACGATGGCGCGGACGGACCCGAAGTTGAGCGAGGAATATTTCAACGAGGGGAACCGGGTGCTGCTGGCGTTCGACAACGGGCTTCAGGAGTGGGGCGGGGTGCTGACCGGCGCGCGCGACTGGACGGATTCATCGGTGAGCTTCGAGGCGTATAGCGCGGAGTGGGTGCTGGCGACGCGGCGCACGCCACGGTCGCGGTATTTCAGCGACGCGCAGGTGGGGACGATTCTGTCTTCGCTAATTCAGGAGGCGAATGTCTTCTACCCGACAGGATTGAAGCTGGGGAATATCTGGCAGGGTGGAGCAGCGCATTCTCCTGATTATCACTACAAGTCGCTGTATGACGTGGTGGCCGAGAGTCTGGTCGGCAATCTGAGTGCGGGGGCGTTTGACGTGACGCCGGCGCTGGAGGGCGGGGTCATCGAGTTCTATGTGAACCTCTACGAGCGCAAGGGAGGCGACAAGACGAATGTGGCGCTGGTGGAGGGGCAGAACATCAGTGCCGTCCGCTATCGGGAGATTGACGAGATCGTGAACACCTGGCACATGGCCGGTGAAGGCGACGGCTGGACGGATGACGCGCGGGTGTATGCGACGGTGCTGGAGGGGGCCAGTGTGGGTCGTCACGGGATGCGGGAGGATTTTGAGTTGCGGTCGGGGGTGGTGCAGCAGGCGACGATTGACCAGACGGCCGCCAAGCGACTGCAGGAAACGGCGTGGCCGACGCGCGTGCTGGGCCTGTCGGTGACGAATTCACCGCCGGCTCGGTTTCGGGATTACGGCATCGGAGACACGGTAACGTGCCGGCTGCCGTCGTATGGGTTCAACGGGGTGCGCGGGACGTTCGAGGTGAGGGCGCGGGAGTTCTTTCCGAGTGATGGCGCGGCGGATCTCGTGCTGGTGGAGGCTCGGTGATGTTTGGGAGATTGCAGGTTGTAACGAATCGCCGGCCGCTGGAAGGCGGAACGCTGCTGGCCGACTTCCTGGGGGAGAGCAATCTGCTGACGCGGACGCGCAAGCTGGAGCAGCAGACGGAGGAGATCGGGACGTCGCTGTTGTCGGCGGCGGCGGCCGGGCAGGTGTACACGCGGCGGCGCGGCGCGCTGATGTTCACGGGATGGGGACAGTCGTCGGTGCCGGCGTCGCAGTCGAATGTGACGCTGTCGCGCTTCGGCGTGGGGTGGCAGGGGCCGCTGGTGCTGCCGTTCGCGGGGTCGGTGACGGGGCTGCTGGTGACGATGAGCGCGCAGCAGACGTCCGGCTCGCTGACGGTGAAGGTGTATGTCTCCGGCTCGGCCAGCGGTATGGAAGCGGTTATTGACAGTGAGAACCGGTTGTATGTTGAGGAAACAGCGGGACAGGGCGAGTTTGGCTTCGAGGCGGGGGAGCCGATCACGTTACGCATCTCGACGGCGAGTTGGGCGCCGACGACGGCCGACGTGTTCGTGATGCTCGAGGTCGCGGCGGGGTAGGGATATGACGGATACGGGCGAGGTTGTACTGGTAATTATTGCGATAACTGCGGCGCTGCCGGGGCTGGTGGTCATCTATGTGACGAAACGGCAGCAGGTGGCGCTTCGGACGCAGATGCAGCAGCAGATTGAGGCGCAGCTGCAGAAACAGATCGAGGCGCAGCAGGCGGCGCTGCGGGCGCAGATGCAAGAGCAGATCGAGGCGCAGCAGCGGACGATTCGATTCCTGACGGGGCGGATGGATGAGATGGAGCGGGCGCGGGCGGAGGAGTATGCGGAGACGGAGATTCTGCGGCAGGAGACGGATGACTTGCGGCAGGAGGCGTCAGATTTCCGGCATGAGTTGCGGGAGCTGCGGAACGGTGTGGCGGCTCTGACGCGGCAGATTGAGGCGGCGGGCATGACGCCGACATGGGTGCCGCCGGCGAAGCCCTCGCGCGAGGCACAGGTGGTGAAGCAGGACGCGATAGAGCTGATGCGGTTCATCGGGACGCATTTCGACATGGATGAGATCACCGACCTGGCGTACCAGCTGGGGATCGATATTGAGAACGTAGCAGGAGAGAACAAAGAGGCGAAAGCGCGGTCGTTGGTGAGGTATATGCAGCGGCGAAAGCGGTTGGAACAGCTGCGGGAGCTTGCCCGGTCATTGCGGCCGGGAGGAGAGATGTCTGATGGCGGAGTATAGCAGGGACTTAAGACGATCTCTGAATGGAGGATTTTAGCATGACCGAATACACAGTAGGAAGCGGCGGTGATTTTGTGACCCTGGCGGCCGCGGCGAAGGCGGTTAAGGCCGGCGACGTTGTGCATATCAGGGCCGGGGTCTATAGGGAACTATTGACGCTTGACACACCCCGCGTGGCGTGGGTGGGTGAACCCGGCGCGGTCATCGACGGCGGCTGGGACGGCAAGACAAAAACAGAATCGTGGGCAAACCAGGTCACTTTCAAGGCTCCGGGAGTGACAGTGCGAGGGTTGACGATCCGCAATTGCCCAGGACGAGGCGTGGCGATACTGGCCGATGATCCCACACTGGAAAAATGCATTGTCGAGAATACGTACCGAGGGGCCATCTTGGTCGGTGATTCGACCGGCGCGCCGATCTCGGGCGTCACCATTCGGGGCAATGTCTTCCGCCGGATGTCGCTGGCGTGGGACGTGGGCGACCGGGGTAAAAACGGCCGCAGCGTGAACGGCTCGTTTAACGTCCAGAATGTGCGCAGCCACAACGCGAAGGGAGAGGCACGGCCGAGTGTCATCGAGGACAACGTGCTCCATGACGGCAACGGGGAGGCGTACAACATCGGACGCGGGTCTGAGGACGTTTTGGTCATTGGGAACGAAGCCTATAGCACCAGCCATGTGGGCTACTACACCAACCATGCCGCACGCACGATCTTCGAAAGGAATATCTTTTACCACATCCCCAACCCGAAATACGGCGGGGCGAAAGGGGACAAATATAGCGCCGCGTTTGTTATCGGAGATGAGGCGGGAATCGGCGAGAAGGGTTTCCCGCCGTCGCATGGCACGGTTATACGCGGCAACGTTGTGGTGAACGCAGGCAAGTTCCTTCAAGTTCGCAACAACAAGCATAACTACGATACGAAGTTTCTGGGCACTGTGGTCGAGGATAACACCTTCATCGCCGGACCGCAGACCACGCAGGGGATCATGATTCAGGCGAACGTGCACGGTCGGCCGCACAAGGACAGCGTCGTTCGCAACAACGTCATCGACATGACCCACGCGGCGAATGGGGCCGTCATTGCCGCGCACCCGCAGGGGAGCGGCGTAGAGTTCGTGGGGAATGCGTGGAGCAGGCAGCCGCCGGCGGCGCTGCGGTCGCCTTCGGATGTGGTGGGCACGCTGGGCATTGTCCGTCCCGACGCACCGCGCGATAAGGGATTGGACCTCGAGAACTACCGGCCGTTGCCGGACTCGCCGCTCGTTCGCGGCGACGGATTTGTTATCGGAGCGCTCGCGCCGAAGGGCGGCACACCGCCTGAGGAACCGGAACCACCGGAGGAGCCGCCGACTGATCCGCCTGAGGAACCGGAACCGCCGGAGGAGCCGGACATCAGTGATAGGGTGCTGGAGGAGCTACGCGCCGTTCGCGAGATGGTGATGGCGGCATTGGATGCGGGAGAGAGAGCGCTTGGCGCAGTGGACAAGTTGATCGCGTTGCTCGAATCGGGCAGCGATATTTAGCCCCAAGGGGCGAGGAATAAAGGTGAATGAGATGGGATTTGAGGATTTGGCAGTGGTTGGCGGCGTGTTGGCGTTGGCGGGTTTTTTGGCCGGCACCGTTGAGCGCGTGATCGAAAAGGCGCTGAAGCCGATGTTCGAGAAGCTTTTCGTGGCGTTCGGTCTGGGCGCGGAGAAGCTCAGTGCGTTCATCCCGCTCGTGGCGTTCGTGCTTGGCGCTTTGCTCTCCTACGGGTTCGGGCTGGACTTGTTCGCGCCGCTCGCGGAAGTTGTGGGCCTGGAGCCGGCGGCCTGGCTGACGCAAGGACTGACGGCCGTCGTCGTCGGCGGCGGCAGCAACCTGATTAACGACCTCTGGCCGCAGACCGGCGGCGTACTGGAGCCGGTTGAGTTGGAGATCGATGAGGAGGGCAATGTGACGAGCATTGCCCGGTTGGGTTAACCGGCCCCAGAGTTGATAGCTATGCCCGGCCGCTCAAAAGGCGGCCGGGCAATGTGTAACAGGATGAACGAGCAACCGGACGACCTGCGCGCCTATTTGTCGGAGGCGGAGGCGCTGGTGATGGACTGGTATAGCCGCGACGGGGTTGAGGGGTCGCATGGGGCGAATCTGGACATGATCGCCACATTGCTGGGCCTCGACGTGGTGATGAATACAGATTGGCCGTTCGCGATGTTGAGGGACCGAGCATCCCTCTTCCTGGTGGCGGCGTTTCAGATGGGACGGGCGGCTGCTTATGGCGACGACAGTAGTTCTGCTGAGTGACCTGCACACGAACTCGACCGTGGCGCTGTGCCCGCCGGTGGTGAATCTCGACGACGGCGGGTCGTATCGAGCCAGTACGGCGCAGCGGTGGATTTGGCGGCATTTTGTGGCCTTTGCCCAGGAAGCGGCCGAGCGTCGGGAGCAGGCGGGCGGGCCGATGGTGGTGGTGTTGAACGGTGAGTTGGCCGACGATAACTATCACAGCAAGTTCCAGCTGGTGGATCAGAATCCGAAGTCTCAGATGTCGACGGCGATTAAGGCGCTGGAGCCGCTGCTGGCGATCCTGCGACCTGAAGACCGAGTCTACGTGACGCGGGGGACGGAGGCGCACAGCGGCCGTTCGGCATGGATGGATGACAAGATCGGCGAGGACATCGGCGCGGTGTCGCCCAGCGAGGGCATTCACAGTTATTGGCAATTGAAGCTGAATATTGACGGCGTGCGGTTCGACATCGCCCATCACCCGCCGATGGGGCCGGGGCGCGTGCCGTGGACCCAGCAGCTTTTCGCGACGCGCATGGCGGCGTTTGCCTATATGGACGCGCTGCAGGCGGGTGAGAAGCTGCCGCATTTGTTTGTGCGCGGCCACTACCACATGCCGAGCGATTCGTATGACGCCTATCCGGTGAGGGCGCTGGCGCTGCCGTCGTGGCAGTTGACGACATCGTTCGGGTATCGGTTGGGGGGTGGGCGGCCGTATCCGATTGGCGGGGCTATCGTGACCTGTGATCGGGGGAAGTACGAGGTAGTCAAAAAATATGCCACGTGGCCGACTGCGGGGTATGAAGTTCTATGAGCGAGAGCGAGATTTTTACCGAGAATGACCTGATCGCCATTCTGGAGCGGGCGCGGCGGACGGCGGAAGATGAAGGCGATCCGAGCGCGCTGACGACAGACGAGCTGATGGCGCTGACCGGACTGGGGAAGGGGAACGTCACGCGGTGGCTGCGGGTGCTCATTGACGCGGGGAGCGTCGAGTGCGTTCGGAAACCCTATGTGCGGATAGACGGGGTGGCGACGACTCGCCCCGCCTACCGGTCGAGGAGGAGGCATGACGACGATGACATCCAGCGCGGCAGCGATTGAGCTGCGGCGAGCTTACAAGCGGTGGCTGGAGATGTACTGGGTTGGGCTTACGACGCTGGCGCAGATCGTGACGGAGGATTTTCCGGACGCGGAGGATGTGGAGGCGCGGCCGACGCGGTATGAGGTAGATGCAATGCGCGATTTGGCGCAGAGTGTGGCGGCGTTGGTGGCGGGGTATGAGCAGCGAGGATGAACCTGATAGGAGCGCGATGAACAGGAACAAGGTCTTTTTTCACGCCGGCGCGCCGTGCCGGGGGTGTGGCGGGCTGGACGAGATGTGGGCGGAGCTGGACGCGGCGGGCATTCGGTTTGGCGTCTACAGCGTCGAGGATGGGGGGATGGTCGGGGTGGACGCGGTGCGTTATGCCCATGCCGATCCGATCATCTATCGCAGTCTGGCCACTGATGTGGCTCCTTATCACCTGACACCGCAAGCCGCGGCCGAGACGCAGTGGGCGTTGCTGCTGAGCCGCCTGCCGGCGGAGGTGAAGGCCAACAAGGAGCGCATCTGGATCGAATTGGGCAACGAGCAAGACAAGACGCGCGCCGACTGGCTGGGGCATTACTACGTCGCGCTCGCGAACCTGGCGCTGGCGCAGGGTTACCGACTCTGCGGGCCGGGCTGGTCGACAGGCGAGCCGGAGCCGGAGCATTGGCGGACGCCGGGCTGGCTGGCGTATCTGAGATTGTGCGCCAGGCATCCGGGCCGGCTGGCGGTGACGGTGCATGAGTACAGCCTCAATGTTGACGATGTGATGGCCTCGGCGCCGTGGCTGGTCGGCCGCTTTCAGGATTTATTCGCGGCCTGTGACGAGAACAACATCGCCCGGCCGCTGGTGTTTGTGACCGAGGCGGGGTGGACGCACGACGATCTGCCGCACGCGGAGAAGGCAAAGGCGGACATCGACGCGCTGGCGAGGCTTTACGCGCGGTATCCAACGGTGAGGGCGGCGTTCCTGTGGACGCTCATCGGCGGCGGTGACAAGGTGATGCTGGCGGCCGAGTTGAACGCGCTCATGCCCTGGCTGACGGAGTACTCGCTGTCGGCGCGGTTCCCGGAGGTTGAAAGCCCACCGCCTGCGCCCGAGCCGCCGCCTCCCTCGCCGAAGCCTGAACCGGAGCCGTTGCCGAGCGGAAACCTGCTGGTGAACGGCAGCTTCGAAGAAGGCTGGACCGACGCCGATACATTCCCGGGGCAGCATCCGAAGGGATGGGTGGTGGAATGGAACGCGGGGAAGGAGTTCCACAATCCGCACGCGGTTTGGGAGTACCAGGTGGGGGAGGGGGTGCACAAGTCGCCCGACTTCCTGCCGGCTGAGGAGCATGATGTTTTCATCTGGGACGAGCGGTGGACTTACAAACTGTTCGCCGACAAGAAGTCGTTCTGGGCGCGGCTGAAGCAGACGCTGGAACTGCCGGCGGGGCGGTATCGGCTGTCGACGCCGGTGTGGGTGGACTGCTACCGGTGGATGGGGTTCAAGGATTATGACGTTGAGCCGTGGCAGGTGGAGATCAAGGTCAACGTCAACAACTCGGCCGCGCGGGAGTGGACGCCACTGGCTTCGGGCGGCAAGCGGGCGGTCGTGACCGAGTTCGAGCATCCGGGCGGGCCGATGAAGTTGGGCGTGCATTTGCGAACCAACTGGCCTATCTCCAATAACCTGTGGCTGGACGGCTGGGAGCTGGCGGCCGTGAAACAGACTGAGGGGCCGCCGGCCGAGCCGGAACCGGAACCGGAACCGCCTCCGCCGCCGGTTCCGCCGCCGAGCGAGAAGCCCGTCCTGATCCTGGACGTGTCGAAGTGGCAGGGGGCGATCAACCCGGAGAAGATGCGGTCGGCGGGGGTGGACGGCGTGATTGTGCGGGCGAGTTACGCTACGACATCGACGAGCCGGGCGGATGAGTTGGTGGAGACGTTCGTGCCGAAGCTGAAGGCGGCCGGTATTCCGATTGGGTTCTACCACTACTTCCATCCGGCGCGGCCGGTGGAGGAGCAGTTCGCGGCGTTCAGGAAGGTGGTCGACCGGTTCGGCTACCGGATGCGGCTGGCGCTCGACCTGGAGGAACCGGTGGGGCTGGACGGGGCGACGGCGCAGAAGGCGGAGCAGTTCCTGCGGCTGATGGATGAGGCGTATCCGCTGCCGGACGGCAAGCGCCACCTGATTTATACCTCGATGGGGTATTGGCGGCAGATGGGCAGTCCGGAGTGGGGGAGCGAGTACGAATTGTGGGTCGCGGCGTGGACGGATGCGGCGCGGCCGATTGTGCCCGCGCCGTGGTCGAGGTGGACGGTGTGGCAGCACACGAGCAAGGGTGAGGGGCCGGCGCACGGCGTGGGCAGCGCGCGGGTGGACCTGAACCGGTTCAACGGGTCGCGGGCTGAGTTCGCGGCCTGGCTGGTTGACGGAACGGCCGAACCGGAGAAGAGCTTTGCGACGGCGCTGTGGGATGACGCCGGTAAGCGCGCCGTGTGGGAGTGGAACCCGGAGTTCGCGCTGGCCAGGGCGATCCTGATGGACGGGATGATCCCGGCCGGGTGCGAGTTCGGTTTCGAGTTCGGCGGAAAGGCGTGGTTCTATCAGATCGCGTTGAGCGGCGACCGACGAACGCGACGGGTTTACTACGTCGAGAAAGACAAGTGGAGCGAGGTGAAGTGGATCGGGGGGCCATCGGTGACGCCATCGCCCAAACCGCCGGCACTTCCAGCCGAGCAGGGGGCTATCGACCTGCTGCGCTTCAAGCTGGCGCACCCGGATTGCTGGCGAGTGGTGCGGAATCCGGAGGGGCAGCAAGAGGACGTTCAGGATATGGAACTGGGCGGAGGGCTGTTTGTGCGGCGCAAGAACGGGCTGGGCGAGTGGCATCGGTATGATGATAACCATTTCCATCTTCTGCATGACACGTCGCCCGCGCCGGGAAGCGAAGGGATTGAGCGGGTGTATTCGTTACAGAAGAGCGGAAAACCCGGCGCGCCGAAGAGCAGGCGGTTTCAGAAGGTGGGGGAATTGTGGCAAGAGACGGGTGTGCACTGGGTGCAGTTCCGGGCAAAGGGCGATTGCCGGCCGCTGGCTGAGAACTCGGGCGCGGCGAGCAACCAGAGCTGTATCGTGCGCCACGAGCGGAATTTCACGTTCAATTCGTACGGCCAGAATCTCACGTTTGACGAGGTGATCTGGGAGAAAACCGGGGATGAGACGCAGATCTATGGACGGAAGGACGGCCGCTCGTGTGGTTGGATAGGCTGGGAAGCGCCGTGGGGGTCGAGCGAGCCGGTGGAGGTTCACTGGGATCGGGGGCGATTGACGAAGGAGCCGGATCGGGTTTGCGGGTTTTAGGTTGGAGGTGCTGACAAGAATGCCGCTAAATGAACATGGTACGGAGCTTGTTGTCACTTATGAGAGGAATGGGCCGACGGCCGTCGTGTTGTGGATGCGCGACGGCTCGGTGCAGGAGTTACCGTTCGCGACGCGGTTCCTGGCGGAGTTGTATTTATCGATGGTGCCGTTTGTGGTGGAGCCGGACGGACGGCATGAGGTGGCGGCAGCGATGTTGAGTCCGTTGGGGAAGGTGGTGGCGCGAGGTTGAGAAGGGTATTCACTTGGGAAAGGGATGTTGGTTCTAGACCAGTAAAGAGGCCGAAATGACACACCTGGCACTATGCAGAATCGAGCTATCCAACGGTGACAGCGCCAACGCGCTGCCATGTCCTTATTGCGCGGCGGCGGCCGACTTGTCTCTTCGTGTCGATTACGACGGCAGGAGCGGCGTGCCGGTGCTTATCGGCCATGCGGTGCTCTGTGAGACCTGCGGCGCAAGTGGGCCGTACCATGAAGACGAAGAGGGAGCGCTGGCGGCCTGGAACACCCGCTATTTCTATCAGGACAGCCCCGACGCACCTGCCGCACTATCTGATTAGCAAGGTTGGCGCGCAAACACCCGCACCGTTGGCGGGACTGGCGGCCAGTTCTATCGTCAGTGGGGCGTACCGTGGGTCAGGCGGTGGATGCACATTTCGGACAAACCTTAGCCAGATCTCCACACCTAGTCGACCACGTCATCGACCCACCACGCCTCGGCAATGGCGAAGATATTGCCGTGGTCAAAGTTCTCCCATTTCACCTTATCCAGTTCTTTGCTGGTGTGGGCGGCTGTCATAACCGGAGCTTCTCTGTCGCGGCCGTATACGTCAGTTACGGCAAACGTGGCCGAGGTGAAATATCTGCGAGCGGGGAGAATAGAACCATCGACAAGTCGCAACACGGTCGTTAGGTCACGCTCGATGCCGTCCCGCACATCGAACCCATCATCGGCCGCCCATACGACGGTGATCGAACCCTCCTCGAAGGAGTACTCGAAGTCGGTGAGCTTGCGGCCGCCGCGGTTAGACTCGCCCAATGCTTCATCGATCTCCCGGCGCAATGCCTCCGACGGGAGCAGCACCCGCGTCGGCTTCAGAGTGGGGGTTGGGGGTACAGCGGTAACGGTCGCGGCTGGTTCCAGAGCTTTGCCAGTACAACCCGCCAGTACCGCCAACACGAATACAAATAATGCAGTCTTCACACCCATCCTCCTTACTTCATAACGTCGGCCGTAGTTTTCTTCAAAGGCGTGCTGCTTGACTTCGCCCAAATTTAATCTTGCAAAGTATTGTCACGACCCTCAGAGCGGCGCCGTGCTTATCCGCTTTCGCAACCGATACCATCTCCATCCGAGTCAAACCGGTGGGGGTCGTCGCCCACCACCTGGAACCGGCGATGCGTGATGTCCCCACAATCCAGATCGGGCGGCGGCGGCGGAATGCAGACCGTTGGATAGGACGGGTGGCAATTTCCCGACGGCGGGGGCGGGGCGATGGGCACCGGATCGGGAGCGCGAACCGGCTCTGTCGGCAGCGGCGCGGCTACGAGAGCGCAGCCCCGGCCGGTACCCTCATTCATTAGCCCGTGCAGCGTCGCCGACATCGCCGTGTCGGGTGGGTAGTCTTTCGCTACAGCCCAGCCGCCGGCCACCAGCGCGCCGTTGACGAATGTATTTCCAACGTAGACATAGCGCAGCAAGCGGCCGAAACGATCCGTCTCGCTGACATCCCGCACCATCCGCACGGTCTGGCCGGCGACGAGCGCGGCGTTGGCCTGCGTCGCCTCTGAGCCGCAAGTCTGCCCTACCTCGGGCGTGTCCATGCCGATGTAGCGCACGCGGTACGAAGCGCCGCCCATGCTCACATCGATGGTGTCGCCGTCGATGACGGCCGTCACGACCGCCGACTCTCCTAGCGCTGCCGGCGCGCTCGTTGCCGTTGGCAGTACAGGTGGCTGTGTCGGTGGGACGCTGGGCGCAGTGGGCAGGGGGCGGGTGGGCGTGGAGGGAGCGAGCGTCGCCGTTGGGGGAATACGCGTAGCTGTTGGCGCTGAGGTGTTCGTCGGCCTCTCCGTCGCTGTCGGCCGTGCGGTGTTGGTCGGCCGTGGTGTGTTCGTAGCGCGTCGGGTGGCAGTCGGCGGCTGGTCGGTTGGTTTGGCCTGCGCTGCAGCCGGTTCGTCGGTTAGCTCAGCCAGCTCCTCAGCTGGCTCGTCCTGGGCTACCGATTCGACCTGGGCAAATTCAGCGGTTGCCGCCAGGCCGGCAACTTCGGCCGTCGACTCTGCGGTAGGTAAGCTGGCGAAAGCGGAGCACATCGTCAGGCCACAGCACGCGAATAGGAGGGGAGCTGCCAGCCATATTACCTTGCCAAACGTGCCCTGTCCGCGAAACTGGCCCATCCACCAGTTACTGAAGCGCGAAAAGTGTACTATCACAAGGCCTCCTGTCAATCCTGCGGGGAGAAATCACTGAAATTGTGTCGGTTGCGCCTTTCGATTTGTATTAAGCTAGCATTTTGACCTTCACCTTAGTTTGTGCCTTCTCAATTGCAGAGAAGTTGACTACTTATATTTCCCTAGGAGAATGTCTAACATGCTATACCCTAACCCTTGTAAGCGCCTTAATTCTGCATATGCTTCCTCGGGACTATCGAACTTTCTGACCCATTCTATGGCCACATTTTCCGCGGGATTTAATGGTAAATCTAAGCTTTGGCGAGTTCCTGTCAACTCCGATTTCTTCAAAGGTTCGGTGATTGAAAAATAGTTATTTGATACTTGCACAAAAATATTCTGACATAAGGTAACAACGTCATTATAAATAATGGTTAAATTCGAGTAATTGATCGGTATAGGACTCCCGATAATGAAACCTTGCATTTGATGCTCGGTTATTTCTGATTGGTTCAGTTTGCTCAAGTATTTATTGTTAATAAGTCCGCCGTTGTGGATAATGGCATTTCTCATGTATAAAGCGACGACTAGATTCCTTCTATCGCCGGAAATATCTATCCCCATTTTTGACAATCGATAGAAACAAGAGTCGTATGACTTTCTAAATATTTCATACAATATGTATTCTGTAAGATCTGCGAACTCCTCTGGCCCCAATTGCCCGAGCGTCTTCTGATTTTGCTCTAGCCATTTCAAGGCTGAACTGTCACCCTCGAGCATTGACGAGTCACTCTCCCAGATCGCGGTTAAAGTTCTTCCTAGAAATGCTTCGAAGTGGGCAAGTATCAGCGGTAGTTCTTGGTAACAAAGATAACGTTCCTTGTCATCGCGGAATATGATTCCAGATAGCGTTTCGTACAATTTGTGATCTGTTTTGTGCAGAGGATCTGCCTTAGATAAAGAGCTCCTTGCTAAATTTGCAAAGAACGGGATGTCATCCTCCTTACCGGTTTGTTGTTGCTTTAATTGCGTATCAGGGATGCTTTTATAGGCATAATAAGTCATAATTTCCGCACGATACATTGAGCTTAGAAAGTTAGCGTAGTGACGCCTATAATTGTTCCAGTCCATCCAGATCTCCATTTTTACTCTTAAGATATTTCCAAGTCTTGCTCACCTTCCCCACTTGCCACTCACCTTTCTGCGTCTGCTTTGTGGAAGCTTGCTTACCTTCACAGGTACCATCGACAAGCATGAAACAGCACCTTCTTGCTCAAAGACCACAAGCATCTGAATTGATCTCAAACATTGTAGCTTCCTCCTATAGCGTCTGCTTTACATAGCTGGAACATTTTCTCCATCGTTATCAGTAAAGTTCATCCTCCAATCCACAGGCCGTCGCCGGCGGTGCGGGCTTGGCCGAGGGCAGTTAGGGTTTGGAGCAGGTCGGTTACTTGGATTCGGCGAGCTTTTGTGGCTGGGCCGTCGAATGATGCGGCTATTTCGTCGGCTGTGACGGGGCGGGCGAAGGCGGCGAGGGCGGCACGCACGGCTGTGGCGCGGGCGGCGAGTTCGTTAGGCCAGGCGGGTTTGGCGGCGGGCGCGGATATGGCCTCCTCTTCCAGCAGCGTGGACTGGACGGCGGGGGCCGGCGCGTGGTCGGGGGCCTGGTATTCGGGGCGGAGCCAGCGCACGAGGCCGCGCGCTTCTTCGGCCGCGCGTTGGGCGTTGAGGGCGACGAGGCGCTCCAGTATCTGGTCGTCGCTCAAATCGGTTGGCCAGCCATAGGCTTCGAGGACGGACGCGTCGAGTTCGTCGTGGAGCTGGCGCAGGACGGAGACGAGGCCTTGCTCGTGGATGCGACGGTCGGCGTCGGTTAGCGGCTCGCCGGCGCGCAGCTTGGCCAGGACGTTGTACATGTCGGTCAACGTGAGACGCGGGTGCTGGGCTTGCTGGCGCTTGCGGTGGGCGTCGAGTTGCTCGCCTAACTCGCGGATGCGGCCGCGTTTGGTGTAGGTAGGTTCGGGGAAGGGGAAGGTCTCAAAGCAGCGGGTTTTGACATACACCGAATCATTGCCCACGCCAAGCCAGGAACCAGCAGCAAGCGACCACGCTACGTGAACCCGACATGACAAGACGCCAAGATAGTAGGCATCGTCCAGTGCGATATTGACTAATTTATTGTCCGGCAATATAGCGGCATCGAGGAATGTGAAGAATCTATGCCGTGACGTCTCGACGGTAGCGATGTAGCGTGGCAGGCCGGCGAGGGCAGGGCGGAAGTTTCCGCGCGGTTCACCGTGAATCCACCAGTTGGTGCGATAGGAAGCGCGGTTGTTCTGGTCTCGCTCAGGTTTTACTCGTTCATAGACCCACTGGTAGACCTCGGGGAAGCGGAGACGCACCTCGTCAATTCCTAGCCCATATAGGTCGATGACCATAACGCCGCGTGTCCTTCCCGTTAGATCGCGGCCGTGCCGGTAATTACGAATATGGGATTCCAGACCCGGAGTGCGTCCATACCCCAATGAACGCGCCTCATCCGGAGTGACTATAAATCCTGACCCGATCAACTGGACACCGCGACTGCTCAAGTTCCCATTCGCCAGTAGAGGTGTCGCGCCTGAAACATCTGCCCCAATCGTCAGATCGCTTTGTATCTTTCCTGTGCGCTCTTCCAGTGTCACCTCGACTTCGCCCGATTCCAAAGGCCGCTCGGCCGTCACTGCCTTCAGCACGCCATCGGCTACTCCAACCGCGCCAACGGTCATCGAGATGCGCACGGCCGCGCCGTCGGATGAATCGACCCACGGGTGATCGGGGATGGCGAACAGCAGAGAGAGCGGGGGCGTGGCATCCATGTGGGCCTGCAGCACGCGGCGGTTGAACGTCTGGCGCAGGCTGTTGGTGGTGATGAGGCCGAAGCGGCGGATGGCTCCGGCGCGGGCCAGGCCGGCCGCCTTGTGCCACCAGTACATGACGTAGTCGGCCGAGGCGGGCACGACCGGATAGGTGGCGCGGATGGCCTTGGTATAGCCGTCGCCCAGCGCGTCGCGCATCCGCGCCGTGCCGATGAACGGCGGGTTGCCGATCACGAACTCGGCCGCGGGCCACTCGGCCGGGCGCGGCTTGATGTAGCGGTAGACAGGGACGCGGCTGGTCTCGTCGGGCACTTGCTCGCCGGTGACGGGATGGGGGCGGGTGGTGCGGCCATCCCAGCGCGAGACGGGGCGGCCGTCGGCGTCGAGTAGCGGCTCCACCGCATCCCAGTCGAGGACGGCGTCGCGGCGCTCGATGTTGTGGAAGTCACGGATGATAGGTTCGGCCGGCAGCACGTCGCCGCGCGTGCGCAGGTGCCATTGCAGGTAGCCGATCCACAGCACCAGCTCGGCGATGGCGGCCGCGCGGGGGTTGATCTCGATGCCCAGAAGCTGCTGCGGCGTGACCATGACGCTCTCGATTTCGAGCGACAGTTGGCCGTGGCCCAGGTCGCGCAAGGTGTTGAGCACCTCGCCTTCCAGCCGCTTCAGGTGCTCAAGCGTGACGTAGAGGAAATTGCCGGTGCCGCAGGCGGGGTCGAGCACGCGCGTGGCGGCCAGACGGCGGTGGAACGCGGCGACTTCGGCGATGGCCTTAGCTTCCGCGCCGGACTCGGCGAGCTGGGCAGCGGCGGCCTGCACGCCGTCCCACTCGGCGCGCAGCGGCTCGATGATGGTGGGGATGACCAGCCGCTCGACGTAGGCTCGTGGGGTGTAGTGCGCTCCCAGCTTGTGGCGCTCGACCGGGTCCAAAGCACGCTCCAGCAGGGCGCCGAAGATGGCCGGTTCCACGTCGCGCCAGTCGGCGCGGGCGGCCTCGATGAGCAGTTGAATCTGCACCTCGTCGAGCGGCAAGGCATCCTGCTCGGCGAAGAGGCCGCCGTTGAAGCGGGGGATGGCTCGCCGCAGGATGACGGAGAAGCCGCCGGCGTTCATGGTTCCCCACAGGTGTTCCAGCATCGGCTTGAAGCTGGCCGGGTCGTGGCGCAGGTCTTTCAGCAGTTCGGTGAAGGCTTTCTCCGGCAGCAGGCGCACGTCTTCGGCGAACATGGTGAAGAGGCAGCGCATCAGGAAGCTGGCGACCTTCTCCGGCTCGTAGGACTTCTCCAATGACACGGCCAGCGCGGCCAGGCGGCCGGCGATCTCGCGGGTCACGCGAGCGGTGCGGCGGGCGGGGTCGAGGCTGAGCGGATCGTCCCAGACGGCGCGGAGCAGCTCACGAGTGGTCTCGTCGCGCAGGGCTTCGAGGGGGAAGCGGTAGCTGTGCGGATCGGGGAAGGGGGTGTAGTTGCCGCCGCTGCGGGTGAACTCGCTGTGGAGTTCGATGGTGTTGCCGACGTCGACCACGATAAGGAAGGGGGGACGGCCGCCGTCTTGTAGTTCGGCCGGCGGCAAGCTGCGGGCGTAGGTCTGGGCTTGGCGGCGGGCTTTTTCGAGGGCGGTGTCCCACGTGGAAGTGCCACGGGCGGCCGTGCCGCGCTTGCGCTTTTTGGGCGTGGCGGCGAGGGGCGCAGGTTCGGGTGTATCGCTGCCCTGCTTGGCTTCAAGAACAAATCGGCCGCGCCGGTAGAGGTCGATGAAGCCGGTTGTGCCGTGTGGGAGGGGGACGGCTTTCTCGAAGACGTAGGCGTTGTCGGCCGCGTCGGGGGTGGAAGGGTCTGGCTTGTCAACCCCGAGCAGCTCGCACAGTTCGACAAGGAAGAGCTGGTAGTTGGCGCGTTCGGCCGCGCCGGATGCGCGCCAGCGAGTGATGAAGTCGTTGATTGGTTTCGATGTGCCCGTCATTTCTCGCAGCCGACTCCATCCTTATCACTATCAAACCTATGGGGATCTGGTGGGAGCACGGTAAAGTTATGCCATTGAATGTCGTCGCAGTTAAGGTCCGGGGGCGGGGGTGGAATGCAATGATCCGGGTAAGAAGGATGGCACAGCTTAGGGTCTCTGGTTGGCGTGGCGGTGGGCCTTGGCGTCTTCGTGGGTGTTGCTGTCGGTGTCCTGGTGGGCGTTGCGGTTGCTGTGCTGGTCGGCGTCAGCGTCGCGGTGCTGGTGGGCGTTGAAGAGGGCGTGACCGTTTGGGTTGGCGTGTTGGAGGCAGTCGGTGTAGCCGTCGGCGTGGCGGTTAATGTGGCCGTTGCTGCGCTGGTTTCTGTGGCCGTTGGCGCGGCCGTGGTGGCTGTCATCGTGGCCGTGGCCTCCAGTGTTGATACGGGCGTTGAGCCGGGTAGGGTGGGGGTTCCCGGCGGGAGTGGGGCGGTTCTGGCGTCGAGCACAGCCGGCAGGTAGACGGAGGCCTCTTCCTGGTCGACGGCTACCAGCAGACGGCTGCCGCCAAGGGAGAACAGCAGAAAGCTGATGAGCATGAATATCCATCTGTGCGATGGCTTTCGCATTGCGGGCGCCTCCTTTCCGCAGGCCGTCGCCGGCGACGCGATAGCTTTGAATCGCGCGCCCTAGCCTGACCGTATTAAGTTGTCGGGGAATCTGGTCTCCTATGAGGGAGTATACACGGGGATTCAGCCGCGAGGCAATAAAACCCTGGAGTGCTCGGGGTAGTGGGAGTCAGGGCTATTTTCCCATGAGCTTAGTTAAATTAAACTGTATTATTCCAACCGGCATGATAAGAGAGAATAGTGGCGCGAAAGCGGTTTGGTCTTGAGGATTCGCCAAAGCGAGGTGCTTTCGGGATTGACGCGAGATCGGCCGCATGTTATGATGTAGTTGGTCTTGTCTCTGAAACTCAGAGATGAAAGAAAGCCCGGATCGCCAGGTTCACTACTGGCGGTCTGGGCCTTCTGTTTTTAGGAGATATGCGGGATTGGCAGGGACGGGACCTAGGCCGCGAGACAAGACCACCAGCAGCCAAAAAGACACAACAATTTAACGCCACAGTGGTCTTGTCGCCGGAACGCGAGGCGATATGAAGGATTTGCAGTCTGTCCTGAAACTGTTGATTGTGGCATTGGTAGCAGCCGTGGTGCTGGGCGCCGTCCTGAGCGCGCGGGCGACCGCGCGGGAGTACTACGCCTACCGGTCGATGGTCGCGCCCAAAACGATCCATCAGATGGTGCTGGAGATGGAAGCGGCCGATGAGCCGGAGCGCGGCCCTGCCCTGCTCTATGGGGCCGGTTTGCTGGCGCTGGCGGGACTGGTCTTCGGCGGGATGCTGTTCGCCATGCACGGCGGGACGGCGCTGCTGAAGGAGCGGCGGCTCGGCCGCAAGAAGAGCCGGACGCGCCGACCGGCGTCGCTGCCGGCTATCCATACCGCCCCACTGCTGCGGGAGGCATTTCCCCCAAATGAAAACTATGCGAACGATAGCGACGGCCATCGCGGGTAGCGTGGCGCTGCTGCTGCTGGTTGGGTGCGGCGGCTCCCCTGCCCCTCCCCCGCCGGACACGAGCGGGCTGGCGGTGCTTGACGCCCAGGCGACGCTGGCGGTCTGGTCGGCGCGGGAGACGGCGGTGGCCGAGGAAACGCGCCGGGCGCAGCAAGCCACCGTGGACGCGGCGAATGCGGCCGTCCGAGCGACGGAGAGCGCTGCGGGTGCGACGGCGCAGGCGGTCCAGGCTGCCGGCGCAACCGTAGCGGCGCACGGCACGGCCGTCGCGGTGGAGGCCACAGCCACAGCCGGCGCGGGGTATATGGTGGCGACGGCGCAGTCAGCAGCGGCGACGGCGACGCGCGATGGGCTGGCGGCCGAGCAACTGCGGCTGGGCATAGCGGCAACGGCGACGGCTGACGCGGCGGCGCTGGCCTTTCAGGCAGCGCAGGCGGAAAAGGCGCTGGCGGCGCGGCAGGCGGAGATCGACAGGGAGTTGATGTGGAACCGGCTGCTGCCGTGGCTGGCAGGGATTGCGGCGGTGGGCGCGGCGGTGGCGATGTCGCTGTTTGCCGGGACGTGGGCGGTGGAGCGGTTGCGTCGGAACCGGCCGCAGCAGGCGGGGGATGTGTGGGTGATGGTGGGACCGAGCGGGCCGGTGGCGTTGAATCGGCCGCCGGCGCAGATTCCTGCTTCGCTGCCGCGCGCCCCGATTACCGTCAGTCCGGGGCCGACGCCGGCGGCCGATACACCTATCTCCCTGCCCGTCCCCCGGCGAGGCTGCTGGCTGGTGGCCGGGATGCGCGGCAGCGGCAAGACGACGGCCATCCATGCGGTGCTGCGCGCCCGCACCGGGACGCGCGTCGTCCTCGATCCTCGTGACTGGGAAGGCAAGTGGCCGTCTGACACGCGAGTCATCGGCCGTGGCGGAGATTACGATGCGATTGAGGCATTCCTGGCAGAGGAGATGGAGGCCATTCTGGACGAGCGCGGCCGTCAGTTGGGCGACGGCGTGCCCAGCCGGACGCTTCAGGCTGACCCGATTTTCGTGATCATCGACGAGCTGCCAGCCATCGTTGAGCGTCTCGGCGATAGGTGCATGACCGCGCCTCGGCGCTGGATGTATGAGATGCGCCAGATGGGCGGCGACCTGCTGCTGTCGACCCAGAGCCTGCGCGTGAAGGCGATGGGCCTCGAGAACTACGGGGATGTGCGCCAGATGTTTGACTTCACGCTGGCGTTGGGCGATGTGGCGAGGGAAAAGTTCCCCCGCCTGGCTGAGGGGATGCAGCGGCCGGCGGTACTGTCTACGTTATCCAGCGCCCGGCCGGTAGTCATCCCCTGGATGGAGCAAGGGTCACGCCATGCCGTTGACGCCGGAGACCTTGATGGGGATGGAGACGACGACGTGATCCTGCTGCCGGGCGGGCCGCTGTTTTTGGCCCCCACCCCACAAGCGCCGAAGGCCGACCCGCGCAACATGCGGCCCGAGGACGTGGCACGCATTCGGGCGCTGAAGGCGGCTCACTGGTCGCAACGCGCGATTGAGATGGAGATGTTCGGCTACACGGGCGGGGCGGCGTGGGAGGCCGTGCGCGAGGCGCTGGACGGAGATGGGCATGGCTGGCCGGCGGCGGCAGCCTGGCCCGCGCCCGGTCAGGTGCTACGGTAGCAGTAGCATAGCGCTACGTAGCGCGCTACGTAGCGCTTGGCCGGACTTGCGCGGCCGATTCGTCGGAGATTCTGACGGGAATTTCTGTAGGACGCATTTGAGACGGTGCGTCCCAAGTTGTCACAAGCGGTTATAAGTTGTCACAACCGCTTATGACATGTTGAGAAGTTGAGGTGATTCACATGAGTTCGGAGATCAAGACCACGGTAATCGCCGTGTCGACCGAGAAAGGCGGCACGGGCAAGACGACGACGGCCTGCAACCTGGCGGCCGGGCTGGCGCTGAAGGAGAAGTTCGCCGGCGGCCAGGGCGTGGTTGTTCTGGTCGACGTTGACCCGCAGGGGGACTCGGCCAAGTTTTGGGGAGTACACGGCCGCGTCTATCACGAGGAGCGCAATCCGGACGGGCCGTGCATCAGCGACGTGCTGCTCGGCGACGCGGCCGTCGGCGATGCGCTGATCCCGCTGCGGGATAATCTGTACCTGCTGCCGGCCAGCGCCCGGCTGAAGGATGCCGAGTTCGAGCTGATCACTCGCGAGGTGCTGGCAGCCGGCGGGCGTGCGCGGCGGAAGCATGTGCCGCTGCCGGACGTGTTGAAGGCGCGGCTGCAGCCGCTGATGGGCGTGGCGCGGTGGATCGTCATCGACTGCGCGCCGCACATGGGGCCGCTGGAACCGGCCGTTTTCAATTTCGCGGACTGGGTTGTGGCGCCGGTGCAGCTGCAGTATCTCAGCGCGGCCGGGGTGTCGCAGCATACGGAGACGCTCGACGGTCATATCCTGCGGGGCGAGGCCAAGAGCAAGCTGGCTTTCATCCTGCCGACGATGGTGTCGGTGCGCGATGGGGAGCCGTGGCAGAACGGCGAGCGTCAGATGCTGGAGGCGGTGGTGAAGGCGTACGGGAAGAGCAAGGTGCTCGCGCCGGTGCCGGACAGCGTGATCGTGGAGCAGAGTCCGGGCGTGCACCAGTCGATCTTTGAGTTCGGCCCGGCGTCGGCCGGCGCAGTGCGGGCTTACGCGAACCTGGTGGAGAAGGTGTACCATGTCGGATGATTTCCTGAGCAAGCTGGCGGAGGGCGGCGGGCGGAAGGCCGGCCGCGTGGAGATGGACAGCCCGGTGCTGGCCAGTGCCGGGGCGCGGGTTCGGACCTCCTACCCCAAGTCGCGGCGGGCGGGGCAGTACGTGCGTGTGACGGCGACGCTGCTGCCGGAA